CCAAAGCCAGACGTAATTGAGCCAGCGTTTAAGGCACCGACCGAAGTTATCTGCGTTTGAGCTGCATCTACGTTGAGAGTTACATCGCCTGACGTACCGCCACCTGACAAGCCAGTACCTGCAACAACGCTCGTAATGTCGCCTGTGGTCGGGGTAGCCCATGCGGGGTTAGCCCCAGCTCCTCCGCTTGTTAGAACCTGCCCACTCGAGCCAGCTCCTAGTCGAGCTGGTGCTCCCGACGCGCCGTAATACAGCACGTCTCCTTGTGTCCCATCTTCCAGCTTAGCAAGTGTTATTGCGTTATCTGCAACTGTAACCGCACCACCAGCAGTCATGGTAACGTCACCCGACAACGCAAACTCTTGAGCGTCTCCGGAGCTGTCGCCTATCCAGATCTTAGTGTTGGCTAACGGCGAAGTCGTAACGTCGATATAGTCGCCAGTAATTGCGGTACCGTTCCAGACACCTGTAGCGATTGTGCCGAGCGTCGTGATCGAGGTTTGGCCGACATACGTCGAGGCAATGTCAATGTCGTCAGCATTGACCGTAATACGATTTGATGTGCCAACTGCATTTAGGGTCACAGCCCCAGGCCCCGCACCGCCACCAGTTAGCCCAGCTCCTGCAACTACCTCAGTTATGTCGCCTTCTTGGTCCGTAACCCATTCTAGGGTTCCAGAACCATCGGAAGTCCGTAGGATCTGGCCTGACGAGCCGACCGCTGCTGGCAACGTAAGCGTGTAAGAGCCACTGACTGTGGCTGGAGCATCGAAGCCGACATACTCGCCTCCTGACGCATCTTGGAGCCTTAGATCGCCTTCAGCAAGAATGTCTATTTGGGCCGTACTAATCTTACCCGTAAAGGCTACATCATCTGTCCCGTCACTAACGCTAAACACAACACCGTCAGTTCCCCCGCCGTCTACGTTTGTAGAGTTTAGTTCAAACTGCGTGTTGCTACTGTCGTATATCAGCCAATAGTCGGGTGCGGCACCAAACTGAAGCGGGCGGTCGTCGCCCATTTTAATTTGGTCAAGCTTGTAGCTGCTGCCTGAGATGTTTTGATTGTTAACATGAAACGTGACTGATGTAGACGCTTTGGCAAACATTGCGTCGATGTAATCCAAGTCGCTGTTTAGCTTGGTGCCCCAGGTGTTCGTGCTACCACCAACCTCGGGTTTGGTTAAGCCTAAATTGGTAGTGGTTGTATCAGCCATAGTATTCTACCCCAGCGGTCTTGATCTCATGCGAAGCGATGATCCTGTGTGCATCTGACGCTCACCTTGCAAACGAAGCGCACCTAGTGACGCATCTAGTCTTGTAGACCACAAAGCCACTCGTTCATCATTCTTTAGGTACGGCTCTGCTTCTACCAAAGTGCCAAATAAATAGATATCTGGATGGTTGGTTAAAAGCCAGTTTGTTGTTGCTGAATCCGTTAGCGCAGGAATTTTTGTGTAGTACACAATAGATGATGTGTACGTCTCGTCAGGGGATGGAAGAACCTCTAACTGGTTACTCGATCCTCCTATAACCGTAAAGTAAACGGGCCGACCCGTACTATTCATGTCAGCCCGTCTCTCGGCAATCTCTTCTGGCGTCAGGTATTCAAGCGTAATAACTGGCGATGAATCCAGCACTATTCTGGTAATTTCTAACGTGTCAGTCGGTAATGTCGTGTACCGAGCTGCGATCGAATACGAATCGTTTTTCGTTACCATATCGGGTTGGCGAATTGTTCTGTTAAAACTTGCTTCAGCCAGCTCAATAAACTCAGGTATCCGATCTGTCAGGTCTGTTCGATCCAACCAATTTGCAGTCGCAGTCTTTAGCTGTGCATAGGTTGTAATCGCCATCAGACTCTCCCAGGCCGTGTTCGGAACACGCGGTTGTCAGGATCGTTCAGCCATTTTTTTATAGCTTTTTGATCCTTGAAATTGTTCGATACTTTTGCCAATTCGTGATAAATACTCATTGGAATCGACGCGACATGGTGCTGATCGCCTTTCCAGTTAGCCCGCTCGTCCACTTGTCTGAACTGAGTCTTATTAGCCTCTACGATATGGGTAATATCCTGACGAGTCTCTAGTCCGTAATTTCCGGTAGAGTCATCGTAATGAAACCATTGTGTAGTCTTGGTTTCTGGATCGTAGTCGAGTATTCGCTTCATGGATATAGCAAACCTAATGGTGGGACAGGAGTTGCCCCCTGCCCCACCAGAAGATTACGCCGCAGCCGTGATTCCGGCAACAATCCCGTGAGCAGCTTCGTTGTTAACCTGAAGCCCCCACTCGATTAAAGCCATTCTCTTGTCTGCATCACCCGTTCTTGCAAGAGCCTCAATGCTGTAAGGCCGCAAGGTTGCGAGCTTCACCTCATCGGTGTCGATGAGCAGCGCCCAGTCGTTCATTAGTGAACCAGCACCCTCATCCTCTACCGTGGTAAAGAACCGATTTGGAACAACGCTTAAATTACCAAAGTCGCTAACATAAATGTCAGCCGCTCCAATAATTACCGAAGGCTCGGCACCGTCTACGTTGTAGCGGCTTGAAGCGATACCACTGAACCCACTAACAACAGTCTTGTTGTACGGGGAAACCATTAGCATCGACGGCTCGCCACCTGACACAAAGCATTCTTGCATCGTGGTCTTGAGCATAGCCTCAGTAAACGCAGTTGGTGTACCAAACGACTTCCACACCTGAGCCGCACCTGTCGGGGTTGAACCCGTGTAGGAAGGCTTGGTTACGTTGGTGGAAGTTTCGTTGGTTTTGATCCAACCAGGGAATCCAGCGGTTACACGGGCCGTAGCCGTAGCACCCGCGACAGCGCCTACGCCATTAAGCAAGCAAGCGACTTCAACATCACGCTTTAGCTCTTTGGCTGCTTTAGCTGCCTGGTATCCAACTTCAGATGCCCGACCAGCCTTGTCTACACGCTGTTCTGTGCCCGATATGATGAAATCGCGCATATTGATCTGGCAGTAGTTACCCATACGCGCCGTTGGCGTTACTGCGGTAAAGCTACTGAGATCCTGACCTTCTACGACGGGCGTTGCTGAAGCCGTCGCAAGCGAGTCTGTCTGCCACTCAAAATAAGTGTTGGACGCATCTCGCGTTCCGATGTTGCTCTGAAACGGAGTCTGAGTCGGACTAATGTCCGCGATCAGATCGCTCAGATCCTCACGGATGCCTTTGGCATCGTAGGTGAGAAAAGTGTTTGTTACAACTGCCATGATTCTATTGTCTCAGGGTTAGTCCGCAAGAATCTGACCCATTAACGAAGCCGCGTCTTCAACCTTACCAGTTTTCCGCAGCTTTTGTCTTTGAGCCTTCTGCTTGCGGGAGCGCGTCCGACGAGCAGTCCGTTTACTGCCGCCTTTTGCACTACCGATTTTACTTTTGGCTTCTGTGATCTTTTCGCCGTTTGTTAGCTCGTTGTATCGCATTGCGTCACGCAAAACAATTAACGCTCTATGGTCGTATAGCGTGTCCAGCTCCTGGTCAGAAAACCCAACCTGTTTACCAAACTCCACCAACTTCCGTTGTTCTTCGGCTTGAACATCACTGTCGGCCCACTCAGGAATTTTTTCCAGCATCAAACTTTGCTGAACCGCTAAATGCTCTTGCAGCTTTTGCGATTGTTCTCGCTCCATTACTGCTTGCATTCTTTGGCGTTCAGCCATTACAGCTTCGATTTCACTAGCACGTTGCCGCTCTAGCTCTTTCAATTTTAGCCATTGCACCGGATCTTGCCTTTCAAGCGCATCCCAGTCCAAGTTCGTCGGCTGATTTGCTGCTTCCATCTGTTGCTGAAGTTGGCTTAGTACCTCGTTATATTGATGGTACGTCTGCCTTAGAGTCTGCTGTTCCGCGTGAAACGTCTCGCGTTGTTCAGCTAATTCTTGACTCTTTTTTGTGAATGCTGAGTGTCGAGAATATCCAGCAATGAGTTCGTCTAAAGGCACCTCTTCTGGCGTACCGTCAATTGTGACTGTGTACGTCTGAGCGCCATCAGAGAGTTGTTCATCCTCTGCATCATACTCGTCCTGCTCATCCACTACTGAGTCATCGGCCAACTCAGCATCTAACTCCTGCCCTTCATCCTCAGAGTCCATCAAAGGTTGCTCCTCTATCGAGGAATCTTCTTCTGGTTGTTCTTCGGGTCCGACGAGCATATTGGCAAAAGCGTTTTCGATTTCGCCGTGAGAGCGTCTACCAGCTCGTTCTACAGTTCCGGTATCACTCATTTAATCTTTCCTTTTTTGGTAGCTTTTTGCTGTTTTGACTTATGTACAATCCAATTATCTATCAAGGATCGCAAGCCTCTTAACATTTCGTCAAGTGCGCGGCCTTGATAATACAGGCTTTCTCGTTTTTCGCTTTGGTCGTAAGCCGTCAAATTCCACTCAGCCATTATCAGATTACGGCTTTCGTTAACGACCTCGACAAAGACCGGATCGTCCAAAATTTCTTGAGCGCGACGGGCTTTTTGCTCTTGCGTCAATTCTATTTGCAAGCGTTACCTTCCTACCCGATTCATGGCAACATTATGAGCGTCTGTAAATGAAACGCCTTTTCTCATTAGCTGCTTCATTATACTCATGTGAACTTTAGAATGATGTCGTTTGTGGCGAGCCAAAGCTTCTGTTTGCCGTTTTGTTAAGGGCTGTTGTGTATTGTTAGGTTTTCGCATTACAAACCCTGCTTGAGACTAGCCTTTAAGACTTCCATGTCTACATCATTCTGAAACTTTTCTTCCGCTTGGAATTCCCGGATTGCCAAGTCGCCAGCGATTCGTGCGCTTTCGCGTTCATCAAGCTGCTGCTGCTTCATAGCATCAAGCTGAAGCTTTTGCTGGTCGATTGCAGTACGAGCTTGGATGTCAGCCATCTGCGCCTGTGCCAGTAATTCTTCTGGTGATGGTTTAGGCGGCGGCGGTGGGGGAGGCTGATAGTCCAGTGGTATTTGCTTAAAAAACTGCGTCGAGTCTGGGTAGCCGCTAATCTCCAACATCTTAGCCAGCGTGTTTCTGATTTGGCCTAAACCAACCAGCGGATTGTTAGGCCCTAGCTTTTCCATCGCCTCTTGCTGACGGGACGCTACTTGGTTCAGCACCATAAGGCGCTCGTCGGTCGCACCCGAACCAAGACCGACATTAACAGAACAATCCATTGTTGAGTCCCATACACGCGGGTCGATCGGCACCCACTGGTCCCTTAGTCGGACCATCCGTTCCCGGTCTTGATGCGTTACTACTAAACGCAACATACCTTTGAACATTCTCTTAAAGCTGTCAGCAAAAAGTCTTGCCATCATTTCGAGATGTTGCTCAGCACCCTTAATCGTTGCAGTAACAGCGGCGCGTGTTGTGGACTGTAGTACGTCGGGGTCTAATCCCTGAGACGCCGCTGTTTGGCCTGTACGCGATTCTTTCATTGCATCCAAATACTGCATCATTGGAAACGCTTCTTTTCCTAAGAATGGCACATTCAACTGTTGCACCATTCCTGGCTGACGCATCCGAATAATCGAACCAACTTCGGGGTTCAACACATCGTCAATATCTACCATTCCTTCGACAACGCCTGTGCGCGGATAAAGCGCAAAAGACAAAGAGTCGAGCATACCGCGCAACACCGCGCTTTTCACTCGTTGTATGTCTTTTGTCATATCCGCTATGTCTGAACCAAAGAAGACATGAGGTTCGGGATCACAACTAAACATTGTAAACGGAATTGTGTCTGCTGGTTCGTTGTTTACTACCGTGTAGTTGTTGCCGACCGTGCATACGCGCCTCAGCTCTGCGATGCCATCACCGTCATAATCGACGTAGCACCACGCCTCAACATAAAGCACGCGCCGACGCTCGTAGGCAGATACGGGATCGGGAATCTCCGTTCCTGCGTACCGCGCCAAATACTCGTCGCTATCGGTAAACGCAAATTCGTCAGACAAGTATTCTTCGAGCATATCCCGATCGTAGCCTAGAGCAACTAGGTCGGAGACGGTAGACATCGTGCGGTGCCCGACGACCATAGCGTCATCAAGACTTGTCGCAGCGGCATCCACAAAAAATTCCTCGGGCGGCATTGTTTCAACGCGCACCTGGTTCTTTTTGCGACGGCGTTTAATCTCAACATTATAGATTTGAGGCACAGGCATACCCTGCGCTTCCATCATGGCAATCTGCTCATCCGTAATTCCAGGCGCTGGAACAGATTCAACAGACACGGCTTCTACGCCATCTTCTTCTAGGAGCAACCCAAGCGAGCCTTCGTCTAAACCTTCAAAGCTGTGGGTATGTACCTCAACGCTGTCATCCCACCACCACTTAACAAAACCGCCTTTGTTCATTAGCGCGTCTTTAAACACGCTATAAAAAATTGAGATTGCGTCGTTGTCCTGGCGCAAGATGTAGTTCAAGTAGTCTGTAGCCTGTTCAGCCATTGCTACATCGGACTCGGTGCGTGGCACAAACTCTACAACTTTTTCCGAACCAAAAAACACGCGCATCATTGACGGCAAGACAGCTTGCACGGAATCACGCACATCGCGACTTACGACCTGGCTGCGACCTTCTACCTCATTGCCAAACGGGTCGCCACGGTAGTATCGAGTAGATTCTGCCCGGACAGGGCTAATGTCATCGTCGATGTACTGAATGGCATCTGATATATAGGCGCTGACGACTGTTTGTAGTTCGTCCTCATCCATCCCTACACCAGCTTCGGTTTCTGCTTCGTCTATGTATGCCACGAAGTTCCTCTCATCTATGCCACATCAGATTGATGGGCTGGGGGCACCCTCGTCTCGGGAGGAGAAACGAAGCGCAAGTTTTGGTCATTTAAGTAACTCTGTTAGGCCACCAAGCTTAGTCAGGGCTACCCCCCAACGCATCTATCTATTCAACATTAAATAATAGACACTACACGATACCTGCAAGGTTCCTCTTAATACTACCCATATGTTTACCCGACCGTCTACCCATAGCTGTGCCAGCGTCAGACGCAAAGGTTAGAACGAAAGCGTCTGCTGCGTCGGGAGACGCTACGCCTCGTCGTTTTAAATCAGCCTTAGATTCTATCTTAACCCTGCCGCCGGAAGTGAAATTGTAGCGAACGGTGGTCAACTCAGACTTTAGGCGATTGTCGGAAGGTAAGCGAACATCGCGCCCTTCAAGCCATCCTTTTGCTTTGTACCACAGCTCGGCGCGAAGGTTCAAGTAGTGGTTGCCCATCGCGGGGCTTTCGCTGACGTTGATTGCGTAGGCTGGCAAACCCAGTTCGCGCAAACGGTCTGCGACACCAGCGCCAAGTCCGATTGCATCTACAAAAATTTCTACAGGTTTTTCTGATGCAATATCGTATTCTGCCTTGATGGCACCCGTTAGCTGCATTGTGTCCAGGTTTCGCCACAATCGTATTGGCTCGGTTACAGCGTTGCCTTTGCGTTTGCATAACGCAGAGGCGTCGGCACCAAAACGAGCAACGTCCACTCCCCACACAGTTGGGCCAAACGACGACGGTTGAATGTCGCGGCTAATCGCTTCTGCAACCAATTCATGCGGAATGACTGTGTCGTCATCACCCTTGGGAAACTCTCCGAGTACACGAACGCGGTAAGTGTTAGAGTCTTCACCATACCGAATCCTGCATTCTTCAATGTATTCTTTCGATACTCGAGCGGTGTCTTCACATGATATGTGAAATGTTTCCCACCGATCTTCTAGTTTATTAAACGTGTCGTAAAAGTATCCCGATGAGCGGACGGGGTTGCCCGCTAGTACCATTGTCGCGTGATGAGCAGACATTGAGCCACCAGCCGACTCGTACACTTGTTCCGGCACACCGCTGGCTTCGTCACAGATGAGCATGACGTGCTCTGCGTGTACACCCTGGAGTGCATCGGGCTGTTCAGCTCTAGATGTTTTAGCAGATATAAAATTGCGTTCGGGGTCGGCAGCTAATTCTATGCGGTCAGATTTGACATTAAATAATTTTTGAAACGCTGTAGGCCCTTGCTTTAACCACGCTTTTGTTTCAGGAAGCAACGCATCGTGCAACTGAGCAGACGTAGGTGCTGTAACAATGACCTTGGCGTGATAATGAACAAAAATAAACCACAAGGCCAGCCAGGATAAACAACTGGTCTTTCCTACACCGTGACCCGATCGAATACTAATCCCTCGAGTTTGTTTAGCGGCAGCGGCCATAACCTCTAGCTGCCAAACATCTGGCTCTGCACCCAGCATATCTCTAACAAAAATTGCGGGATCTGCCCGCATTGTTTCAATGTCTCTAACAAGATCGGGCGCAATAAACGAAGACATTTTATGCGCGGTACTCGCGATACAGGGTTTGCCAAGTAATTCCCTTGCGTGCCCTGCTTACAGACAATGGCAAAACCCCAAACTCGTCAGCCCACTGAGCATCGGTTTTTCTGGTAGCCCAAGAATTTTTAACAGTCTCCGCTATGCGATCGTGAGCAAGCATTTTAAGGACTTGATTCTTTGACAATCGTTTTCTGCGTGCCGCAAGCAATTCATCGTAGGTGGCATACTTACGCATTTGGCTACCTCTTTTTGTACTTAGGCTTTTTGTGCGTCACGTTAGCGTTCAAAGCTTTCATGTGCTTTCTAGCGGCTTGCTTGGTCTTGTGGACCTTGAGCGTCTTCCACCCGCTGGGCCGCTGGACCTGGACAGTAGACTCACGAACCCGATACGGCATGGCAATCTTCTCCTGGCATTGTGTAAGGGTCTACACCAAACGTAGCAAACTCCTCGATCCCTGGACACAAGCAGTCCGCAACATGGGAACCGTGAAGCGTACACCACAGGTCTTCGCACAGGTCACATATGACCCACAACGGATCTTGCTTTGAATGCTCCGTTGATTTCGACATAGTATAGATACTAAGAGTGGTTTAATGTTTGTTATTGTTCCAACTCTGTTCCAAGCCTAAAAAGAATTACAAATTTTTTGGCTTAGATACTACGGAAACGCATTATTCTTTGGTGTTCACAGCTTCGGGCTCTAGTCCCAAAATTCTACGCTGCCGAAGCGTAAGGTTTACCCCGTTGTCCATCAGCCAGGTATACACAAATTCTGCATCAACTCCTCTCGCAAAACCAGCAATAGCATCGTGCGATCTCTGCAAAAGGATTCTCTCAGGACTCCCATGGGTATAGAACTTGAGACGACCCTTAATGTTTTCTGCAAGACTGATTAATTCTGATGAGTCAACCATAGTGGCTCCTTGAAGTGCGATAGTACAAAATTTCAGGATTGGGAAAAAATAGCAAGAGAATCTGTGTTGAGTAGTACCAGTGCTGGTCCCCTGCTCTGGCTCGAGGGGGGGGTGGTCATGCCATCTCATCCCACCTCGATTCTCTGGCATTGCTATTCCATGCTATAGGCACGCCCTCGCATCCCACCGGGCACGAACCCGAACCCGGACCCGGTTCCGGTTCCGGTGGCACCACCTAAACCCGAACTAGTTCCGGTTTAGTGTTCCCGCGCGGGCGCGTGCCACGTTCTCCGGTCCCTATCCGCCCGCCTAAAGACTCTCAGCGCGTTCCCATAGGTAACCATACCCCCAACGCATTGCCGGGCCTTGAATCGCGTTTATGAGCCGCGCCCCGGCATCCATTGCCCGGAAAGCATAGGCACGAAAAAAGACCGCCCCCCGGAGGGGACGGCCTGATCTCGGGAGAGATCCCGGCGTGCCTAGTAGACGCCGCCGGGACCGTGCCCGGTTAGAAGTACCACGCGACCAAGTACAGCGTAGCCAGCGGCCACACGATGGCCGCCCATATGCTCGGGTTCTCGGATCGACACACGCGAACGGCGTTAATGAATGAGAACGCCACAAGCGCCACAATTAGCACCCCGGTTAGATCGCTCATAGTTCTTCGCCCTCCACGACGACGCGCAACCCGGGAACATTGCCAGCCCCGAGCGCATAAATCGCGGCGGCCTTGTCCCCGAAGTGTTGGGCGATCTTTTCCCGTGTGTGGTCCCTATGGTCCGCGTCCATTGCCTCGGCTAGTGCCTGTAGCCCGTGGATGGCGTCGACCGGATCGACGCGGCCTAAACGCCGGGAAACTTCCCGCATCCAGTACGGCGTACACGGGTCCGCTAGTAGCTTGTCTACGTTATCAGTTTTCATGGTCGCCTCATCGCATGACGCGCAAGCAATAGATATACTGGTAGTAGGTTTTCTAGTATCGTGATCTGGCTCTGGATATGCTCAAGGTCTTCGGCGGTTGGCTCTTCATCTAACGCGCAAGCAATAGATATACTGGCTTCTTTTAGAGCCTTTTCTATATCGGTCTTCATGGTTCAGGTTCTCCAGGTTGAAAAGTCAATCGGGCGGCGGCGGTCGATCTTGACGGGCGCACCAATACCATGCGCGGCGATTGCTACGTTAGCGCCATCGACGCCTCGGCATATGCCGCAAGTCTCACACGTTGCCACCCGGCCCGCCTCCTCAGATGCCGGGCAGATTGTCTCAAAATCAAGCGGGCGTTCTCCGGCCCGCAACACTCGGAACGATCCGAGGCCCGCCCGGCGTGCGGCGGCGGCATCGTCGGGCGTGTCCGCGGATACTTGGCAGTACTTCAAAACGTCCCGGAGCTTGCGGTTGCGGCTCTGGTGGGTGTACCCGGTCCAGCCCTTGGAGTTGGCCGTATACGAATCCCACACGGCCAACGGTACAGCCGCCGGGTCCCCGTAGGTGCCCAACCGCACCATACGTCCAGCGACTAGACCGGGGACGGCGTCCAGTGATACCGCCGGGACATTCCCACGCTCCCACGCCCGCCAAACTGACAACGGCCCTTGTCCCACATTCACATAGCAAGAGCGATCCGAGTAACCGGACCCGGTGGCGCTTCCCGGCCTATGGATGCAACCGCCACAAATGGAAACATCCCCGCCGCTTTTAAGCGCGGCCATTGGGTCCACATCCCGGCGCAATATGTAGCTTTGGACCATTGCGCCCGTTTTCCGGTTGGCGCTGGTCTTAAGACCGGAAGCGATGCACACAATCGGAGCGCCATCTATACGGCTAGCGCCGCGCCATATTTCCGCGCTGTTCGTTTTAGCCATGGTCGCGGCCCTCGGATAGGGCGGCATTGCAGGCCGCCTTTATATAAACATTCCGAGGGTCTGCCAACCTCCGCTTGTTGAGCGAATTCCGCGCCACCTCATTCCGCAATGAGTAAGTAGCACATTTAGCGGCATTGTTTGGGTCATGGCCCTCCGATAGGGCGGCGTCGAAAATTGCCACCCATTGCGCGAATTCATCACGTTGGGCGGGCGTCATTTTTTTATAAGCATTCCGGGCGTCTGCTAGTCGCCGCTTGTCGCCCGGCTCTAGTGTCCGTAACTGCTTTCCGTTGCGCTTCATGGTGAGCTGATCAGGATTGCGGCGTACATCCCCCCCACTACTGACAAGAACAGGAACCCCACCCAACAACCAACCGCAAAAGCATAGGCCGCTTTTCTTAGTTGCCTACGAAACGCAAAACGGTTCAGGCGGTGGCCCGGCGTCGGTAAGTAGGCGGTGGCGCTAAGCGCTCCACATAGTAGAGAAAAACAGAGAAAGTAAATCATTTTGATCCTCCCGAGATCATAAGTGTGAAGAATTGATAACGGGTACCTATGGGACGCGCAAGTGTTCGCTCCGGTCCCGGTCCTAATGTCCGGGCGGCACGCACGCACGCGAGGCCTCGAGCCGATTCTTAGAGGGATTCTTGAAGGGATTCTTAAAGGGATTCTTAAAGGGATTCTTAAAGGGATTCTTAAAGGGATTCTTAAAGGGATTCTTAAAGGGATTCTTCCGAGGATTCTCATATTTTGCCCGGTTTTTACCCTACCTAGACCCCTCGGACATGCTCCGACGCGCCTTAGAATCGATTCTCGGGGCTTGTTTTTTGGGGATTCTCCCGGAAACCCACGAAAAAAGGGAAGCAGCCGGAGCCACTCCCCTCTAAACGCCCGCCTAAGCTCGGCCCTATTTCCCGTAGCCGCGCCACCCCGAGGTGCATTCTGTTTCGTCTGCGACCGCCCAAGCCTCGTTTCGCCGGATCCAGTTATGGCCGATGCGAACTCGCACTATCGCGTTGAACAAACCCGGTGAGCAGCGATTCTTTTTCAGAATCTCGAGGACCGCTTCGCGATCGCCTTCGGCATTCCGCATAGCCGTCAAGATCGCTCCCAGGTTCATACCTTCCTCCTCAAGTCAAATCCCCCCTCTACAGCGCACTGCGCTACAGCGGTGTAAAAACCATCCGGGGACGGTTTCCCATACTTCGTGACGCAATCCCAGCACCATGTGTCACCGTTCCCTTGGTATTCGTATTCCGAGGCAAGCTCGCCGCACTTGTCACATTTCTCGGCGTAGCAGTCAGGACAAAGCCAGCCGTTGCCAACGGATACCCGGTTCACGAATCGCCCCTTCCCGAGAGCGGTCGATTCACCGCACTCCACACAGTTGTCAGCAATCACGATTTAAACCTCGGGTTCTGGGTTCTCAGGCATATTTTAGCAGCCTCAAGTCTTCTGTTGTCTTCGTCACTGTTTAACCAAGGCAGCATACTTAAAGCCTTAACCATATTCCTAATTGCCCATTTAGGCTGATTTCCGATAATGCTCCACGCTTGCCTAGTAGTCATGTTCCCCCCGTAGATCGAAACCCTCGAGACCAGCGCAATTAAGGCAAATCTCTAGCTGATCGGCTACCTCTTGCGGCGTCGGGTCCGGCTCCCTCGGCACATCGCATTTTCTATATCGGTTTTCATGGTTATAGACATTGGGCATACCTACCGCATGACTTTGGTTTTCGTAGACCCATTCGTGGTAGGCTCTGACGGCAAGCCGGGAAGGTTTCCCGCATTCGATACAGCAGAATATGCCGTCAGTCCAATGCACTTTTCGCGGGCTGGCCGGACCCCACATAAGACCCCATGTAATGTCATATGTCATTAGGCGACCGTCCCGAGTAGTAGGTTCTCAACGCCCTGCACCTTACGTTCCCCGCAATCCTCGCACTCATAGTTCTCCGCGTCCGGTTCGCAGCCGTCCTGCTCATAACCGCAAGCGGTGCAGATGCCCACGTTCTCGGTGCCAAACATTGAGCGCATCGCTAGCTCAAGAATCCGCTCTCTCTTAATTACTCCGGCCATAATTCCCCCCTCTTGGTGGTTTGCGTTACAGGGAACTTAGTCGCATAGGTTACTTACTTCAAGAGGGCCGCGTCCCTGAGACATCGTAATAGATCGCGCCGGGCGGGCATCTCCCTCTTGCAGCCAAGGCCGTCGCGCCATGCACTTGGCAGCAGCTTTTTCGGCTACCAACCGTAAAAGTGCGGCGTCGGATTCTGCTTGATATTCCCCTGAGTCGTACCCATAACAGTAGAGGTCATAAGCCGATGTTCGGACACTTCGCTTGTCGTTAAGTCCAAAACGAATCTCATACGATTCTTTCGAATAATCGGTATCGTTGAACCGCTCTCGCATACCATCAAAAAAACCCGCCGCAAAGGGAGAGAATTCTTTACCACCCTCCTCAATTAGGCCTGGAGCACAATCCCAATGCAAGCGCACAAACTCATCATATGCGCCTTTTGCCACATAGATGTAGTGGTCAACTAACCGCTGCTCAAACCCAATGTTGTCGTAAACCGAAGGGACGTTGTCCATTAGTCATCTACCTCATCCCAGTTGTCCTCGAGCTTCTGCGCTTGGTAAAGCATTTCGTTCGCTATCTTCTTTAGCGTGGCAATCGGCGCGACCATAGTTAGCTCCATCTGACCCTGTACCGAAAACTGCACAAAGGCGGTTTTCTCCTCGTCGTTAGACTTGGTGGACCACACCGGAGCCACCCACACTTCCGGCTTTTCGACCAACCGAAACGCTACATCTAAGTTATTGCTGCCTATCATAATCTCGCTCCCGAGACTTAGTGAAACTACCTATGCGACATTCTAAGTACACATTCTCGGTGGCACAAGGCGTGTGTTTCCGGGCAGTTATGAAACCTGTTGCATTGGTAGGCTGGCGGGGCTATCGTTAATCTCACCTCGGAAGGAGCTACCAAACCGATGTCTAATCGACACCCGCACGCCGATGATTGGAGTATTAAATCGTTGAGCGATGCAATTGAGCGTGACGGCAGGGGGGTGAAGAGATTCTCACGCGAGGTTCTCATTAGACCCCCGTCTACTACTTACCGCTGGCTAAACGGAAGCAAGCCAATTCCGAAAGTTGTCAGGGATTGGCTAGTCGGAGATTTTCGCATTACTGCCGATGGAGGGAGTGCTGATGTCTGATTCTCCCGTCCTGACGGCGACTGATGTTCGCGACAGCCTAAAAGGGGTGGATGTATCCCCCTACACTCAAAGCCGCAGCATTGGCAACCGATCGCTTTCGTGGCTACCCTGGGCTGATTGCTGGGCGATTCTAACAGAACATTACCCGGCTGCAACCTACTCTTTTAAACCAGCGCACTTTTACCCGGATGGAAGCGCCGAAGTTGAGTGCGGCGTCTCTATTCCTGACGGGGCGGGCGACTTTATATGGCAAGCTTGCACGCTGGCTGTAATGGACAACCGCTATGACGCTATCGAAAACCCGTCGTCTCGAGATATTAACGATGCTCGCTGGCGTTGCGTTGTTAAGGCTGTTGCTACCCTAACGGGATTAGGCCTACAGCTCTACAGGGACGGGTCGGGTGTGCCTAAACCGATTGAGGTAAATACCGTAAAACCTTTGACCGCCGCCGAGAAGAAAAGGCGGGCCGCTGCTGCCAAGAAGCAGGAAAAGGAGCGGGGGGCACACCTTGAGGATTCTCTAGCCAAGCTTGCGAGCCTAGTGACCGCTTGCGAGGGCGAAGGCAACATAGATACGAAGGGAATAGATGTTGCCAAGAAGTACCTAGGTGACCGTGGGCCGATCGCTCGCGTAGAGGATGCAATTAGGTTTTTAGAGGGCGAGCTTCGTGGTTAGCTCCGGCATTAAAAGGTGCCCGGCAGACGGGTGCCGCCAGTGGGCAACTGTTTCGCATATGACGCGAGGCGGGACGGCTTTGTGGCGGTGCCCGGCTGGACACGCTTTCCAGGATCCCCGCGATCCGCTTGTTCAGCCAAGGGCTAGGAACGATGACCCCGACACTAGCCATGATGCCGCTGCATCTATGACGCGGGGCGCACAACGCCAGCGCGACAAGATTCTAGGACTATTGCGTGATCGTGGTCACTTAACTGCTGACGAATTAGATGTATCGTTGTTTGACGGGCATCACACCGCCGGGCGAAGACTGTCGGAGCTGAGAGAGCTTGGTCTGGCAGAGCGCACCGACCGCAAGCGTGACACCCGTAGTGGAAGGAAAGCATATCTCTGGCGGCTTGTAGAAAACGAGCCGTCTCTTTTTTAACCCAACAGGACGATGACATTATGCCGCATGACAAAGTATTTCCCAATGGAATGTATGCGTCGGCTCCTCGAGATTCTGCACCTGACTTTGTGAAGGCTCGCGTGAGCTTTAAGATTGCCGACTTTGCGAAGTTTATTGCGACTCAAGAAGGCGAGTGGCTAAACGTAGACATTAAGGAGGGGCGCGAGGGCAAATGGTACGCTCAGGTCGATACCTGGAAGCCGAAGCCCAAGGCTGGTCAGCCAGTGGCCGAGGGGAGCGACGATGGCCTACCCTTCTAAGCTAGAGCGCATGGTGGAGGATATGCGCCCTCTTCTGTTCAACGAAGTTGGCGAGATCCAAGACGATTTAAAGCGCGTCAGCAGACGTTTGGGCCGCGTCCCTGAGACACTCCTACAGAACGGGAGCAGGGACGGTGTCCTCAAGAGCAGGATCGCGATCGACCAAGCTGTGGAATACCTCCTTGTTACCCTCAGAGAATTGCACCGTGACTACCCGGTGCCCGAGGGTAACGATGGCAAAAAGGGTTAAGCCGGAAGCAAGGGTAAGCCGGGAGGTGCAGCAATTCTTAAAGATGATTGGTTGCTCTGTGTATTCGACTGAGCAGGGCTACCGTCGCGATAAGGGAGGCACTAGACAGACGCCGGGCATCCCTGACCTTCTGGTGTTCAATGGCAACGATTCTATGGTCCCTTTTTTCTTTATCGAAGTTAAGGCTCCGGGCGGCAAGTTGCGCGAGAGCCAGGTCGGATTTCAGTCAGAATGCGACCGCACGGGCGTTCCCTATCTTGTGGCATATGACGTCAGGGATGTCTACGACTTCTTGGAAGAGAAAGGGGACATCGTCAGCGCATGAGTAGCGGATTTGTCTTGCTCTCGAGAGGTTTGATCGACAACGATCTTTGGCGAATGAACAGTGACCTTGTTCGTTTGTTTCTTTATCTAATGATGAAGGCAAATCACTCGGCCACAAAGTCGTTTACTTACGGGCAGGGTGCAGACACCGTAACCGTTAAGCAGGGAGAATACCTTCGGAGCTTGAGGCAGATTGCAGACGACTGCGCCTACACAGGCAACAACAAACTGGTCGTTTGGTCTACCAGCCAGGTATCACGAATGCTGGATACGTTGGCACGCGATGGCCGTATTAAGGTCTTGGCACGCACGAAGCATGGAACACACTTAAAGGTGGTGAATTTCGTTGCGTACAATGACTTTTCTACTTATTCTAGCAAGGGGCTTGGAACAGACTTGGAACAGGCTAGGAACAATAACAATACATCTACCATTAAACCATTACCTACTAACACACCTCCAGAGGTCGATCGGTTGTGGGAAATATGGCTGGATGAGTTGTCTCCTAAAAAGCCGCATCCAAAGCTTACCAAGAAACGAAAACAGATTCTGTCTGCTTTGTATGAAGAGCAATTATCGGATGCCGACAGCTCTGAGGATTTGTTTCGGGGGATTCTTCGGGCTGTTAAAGCTAGTCCGCACCACATGGGGACTCGGGCGTACCAGCTACCCGAGAGCCTGTTTCGCAATGAGGAACGAAGGGAGAGCTGGACTCACCGTGGCCTTTCGCGAGCTAGGGCCACAACACAATTAACGGCTGTAAGCCGCAACTGGAGCGTAGAAGCATGATAGCCACCAAGGAAGAATCTCTTTTGTATCACATGAGCGCCGAGGACTACCACAAAGCCGATGGAGCTTCCGCTTCTCGGTTAGGTCACCTGGCGAGATCGCCCGCGCATTTGCGACACGCGCTGGCTAACCCAGTTATACCAACGCGCCCCATGATAATGGGGAGCGCGGTACACAGTGCTATTCTAGAGCCGCTTCTCTTTGAGAAAGAGTGGGCCGTGCTGCCGGAGGGCGACGGTAGGTCCAAAGAGGTGAAGGAGGCTCGCGCAGAGCTTCTAGAGTCGTTTAAGGCTGACAAGATACTCAAAGCGGTTGAGCACAGAGCTGTATTAGAGATGCGCGAGTCTGTGCTAAATCATCCCGCCGCGTCCGATCTGTTGGACGTTTCCCGCAGCGAGGTTAGTGCATTCTGGCATGACCCTACGTTTGATGTTGCGTGCAAGGCGAGGATCGACGCATTGCCCGAAATAAACAGTCAGTTTGGGCGGGCGATCGTAGACATCAAGACGACACAGGACGCAAGGGAGCGGGCGTTTTCAAGGGACTTATACGAGCGTGGATATTTTCGCCAAGCCGCGCATTACTTAAATGGCGTGAACTACCTCGAGGGCTTCAAGGATGGTGAGCCAACCCGACAGGAAAGAAACCGTTTCATATTTATCTGCGTGGAGCGAAGCGCCCCTTATTGCGTAGCAGTTTACGAGCTTGATGCGGAGGCATTGTCTGTCGGCAGGACTCACCTTCGTCACCTTCTAGCAAAATGGCAGAATTGTTACTTCAATAATTACTGGCCCGCTTATGTAGACGGGAATTTTTCTACTCAGATACATAAGATCGGCTTGCCCGCTTGGGCAGAGTAGCGACATGAAACAAGACATTCTCAGTCTGGATTTTCTAGACCAGTACGCACAGAAACAACAAGAAGAAATCGTCAGCATCCCCACGGGGATACCCACATTAAATCGCATTTGTCGGGATGACGGTGGCGGCGGTGGATTTGCGCCGGGATGGTTTATAACGATTGCTGGCAACCCTGGGCACGGAAAGTCGGCTCTAGCATTGAACATTGCGAGCGCGGTGTTAAACCACGGGACTAGCGTTGGGTACATCTCGCTTGAGATGTCGCCACAGCAGCTTGCCACACGGTTATACGCGCTGCACACGCATACACGAATTGCCCGACTTGAGAGAGGCCACTTTCAACAGGATGATTGGGTTGAGGCTGTTGCCGGGATGGAGGGCGCACCACCCTTGTGGGTGCCTACAAATTTGTTGAGCACTTGGCAGTCAGTCGTTGACTATTGCAAAGCCTGTTATGCCGATGGATGCAGGTACTTTATTCTGGACTACTTGCAACTAGTGAACACGGGCGATGAAGATCAGATATACCGGGCCACGCAAAAAATCGTGACCGAGCTGAGAGCTTGGGGTGTGGAGCACCAATGCACGATCGTGTGTTTGTCGCAGTTTAACAGGAGCACTTCAAGCAACTACGACAGCACGCCCCGGAGCCAAGGGCTATTCGGGGGCATGATCCTCGAGGCTAGTAGCGACTTGTGTTTATTGCTGGATCACAGCCGTTACGAGCGAACGGACAATGTCGCCCGGACATGGTTGTGCTGCGCGAAAAACCGTCACGGGCCTACTCTGGATATACCTATTCTTTGGGATTACCGCACCTTGACCGTGCATGAGGCGTCTAGGGAGGAGGAGGGTATGTGGCCTACATGAGTAGGGCGTATTTTAAGAAGGCTGACCGAGTCCTCATGGCTGTGGCCCTACTACCCCTTGAAGACGTTACAGACAAAGCTGATGCCTGGCGCAGTGACATTCAGAGCGCGAGGGACGACCTTGCTTTTTGGTGGTTAGATGAGCAGTACACAGAGATGCAGAACGAGGACTCGCTTGGGTTACCGGAAGATGACCTTTTACGGTTTCGGGGCAATGGCGAGCGCGTGCCAGAACAAGAGCTGTCACGTTTACTTGATTCAGTTATTAACTCTTGGGTTTAAAAGGATAGACGATGTCGAAAAAGCTGACGCGAGCCGCGCACAAACGGTTAGATACCTACGGAGAGGCAGCAGTATTTGAGCTGTACATGAAGTACCGATCTGTAAGGAATATGTTAAAAAATATGCCCGAAAGTGTCGGCAAGATGTCTAACCGGGTGTTTTACGAGTGGCTCAAAGCAGACAAGACTGGTGGTAGGTGGGATCGCTGGCAGGGCGTAAAGGAAATGATTGCGTCTGACTTGGTTGAAGAGGGCTTAATGATCGTAGATGTAGCTGATGACGGTTCAATTCCGGCAGCAAGGCTGCGCGTTGAGCACAGGAGATGGATGGCAGAGCGTTTAAATCGTGTTGCGTACGGGAAGAACGAAACTACCGCGTTGGCTGTAAACGGGGACATTGGCGCAATTTTTTTAACCGGGCTTAAAGAGGTTGAGTCTCGAGCAATGGAAAAGGGAACAAAAGAAAATGAAATAGAAGAGGCTGACTATGAGGTTCTTTCGGATAAAACCGAATGAAGGACATCTTAGATGAAGCCAAAGTGTTGGTCAGCCAGAACAGGCGCGATGCTTACGGAAGTCCGGCTCAGAACCACGGGGCCACAGCTGACCTGTTCAGCGCCTACTTGAAACGGCGATATGGACCATACATGGTCGTACCAACAATGGACGCACAAGATGTTTGCGTGTTTAACATCTGCCAGAAAATTTCCCGTTTGGCAAACACGCCGGGGCACCAAGACAGTTTGATCGACATTGCTGGTTACGCAGCCAACATAGCAGAGCTGTGAGCAGCCTGACGATCGGTAGCCTGTTTTCCGGGCTATGAGGATGTAAGAGATGTTAAAAGCGCAAAATCAATTGACGTTATTTGCGGAGGGTTCCCCTGCCAGGACTATAGCGATGCAGGGCGCAGGAGCGGTCTGGCTGGCGACCGTGGCGCACTCCCAAGACCCTATTCATGGCTCTGTCTCACCCGCCCTTGGCGTAACGACAGACGGCATGGCCTGTTTAAACGTGACAGCAACCGACAACGCCCCAAGACGATTGACTCCGGTTGAATGCGAACGACTCCAAGGGTTTCCTGACGATTGGACTCGCTACGGCTTAAGCAATAAGCCTTTAAGGAAAGGCACCCGATACCAAATGCTAGGCAACGCCGTTACCGTAAATGTTGCAGAATGGATTGGTCAACAGATATCCTAAACTCTTATGAATCCATATCAGCGACTTGCAGCAGCCGTCATTCTCAGGGCTGTTCGCGATATGTGTGTTTACGGAGCTGACAACACAACCGCACCAAACGCCCGAGAACACAAGCACGCTGTAATTTGGCTGATCTCGAGCCGATCTAGTCATTGGTTTGACTTTGCCGAGCTGTCGCAAAGCAGGATTCTGCACAAAACCAAGTGGACAGATTATGCCCAGGAGCTATTGAAGTCATCACCTCTCACCGATCGCCAACGTGAAGTCTTGACCGAAGGCGTAGCGATTCTTCGTGAGCCTGACGCATGACAGTAAAACGGTGGTCGATGTTGGCAGTAATTCTAGGAGCGTGTTTCTGGTTAGGCACTTGCGTTTCGACAAGTAATTATTGCTGGGAAGGGTTAAATAACGAGTATTGCCACATCGACAAAAAAGACGCTAAACGCAGTAGCGAGAACGGATCCAGTCGTAGCCACAAGCGAAGCGTCTTTTTAGCGGTCGTCTCTACTGGAAGCTAAGAGCGCGACCTTTGGGGCAGACCCACGGGACAGGCATTCCAGAAGCAAGCAAGTAAAAAGGGGGCACCACCAGCGAACTCAAGCGGTATGAAGGCTACAGAACGACGCTGGGACATAGGTTGTGGTTGTTTAAGTGTCGCCGTGGCAGTAACCACCAGCAGACACCCCCCTTTATATTTACTAGCTTTGCCCACCCTCTCACAGAGACTTGTGCTAGGCAACGATGAGCGTTTCGTCGGGCAACTCCTAGCGCCTACTGCTTCGGACTACTCGCTTCTTATCCTGCGTTGTTGCCTACGGAAAGGTACATAAAGTAGCTACAAAAAAAAAGTCAAATAACATGACGAAAATGACAGAATTGTTTTTGTCATTTTTGTCACGCGCTTTAGGTTTTTTTAAGCGTCATAACGCTTGCCCCTAAAATACGCCACACCATCAAAGATTCTAATGCGTTCAACGTGATATTCTGTCTTGTCCTGGTTCATTGTGACGCACAAGAATCCTTGTTGCCAATCCGGGAATGAAACGTATTCATCCCTAATCTTCCCGCTCATGCCGAGTCCCCACCAGCCGTGAACCCCGTTGTAATCAGTACGGCCATAAAACCCTACCCTATGAGTGTGCCCGCTTATGCCACCTTTTCCGTACCTCTGGTATTCTGCTTTTTCGGACGCGCCCGAGTCTTTTTTTGCCGTCTCGCCGTGACACAGCACTAAGCGATCAAACAACAAGCGATGTTTAGGGTACGGAGTATACTCCCAGCCTAAAGCCTCAATCCCAAGCAGTTTAGGGATTCTAAGAGCGTCTGCTACGTCTGGTAGCGTAAGCAGCTCTCCAGCCGATCGTGATTCGGCAAGCGCCCATATAGTTTTTCTGATTCTAGCTTCGTGATTGCCTTCTAAGAACCAATGGTCAGCGTGCGGTGTAATACTGTGAACGATCCCGCAATGTTCAGCAGCCATTTTTAATTCATCTTTTAGGCTAGTCCTATCAAATGGATCTTTGGGCCAGCGCGACAACTGTTCGCAATCCAGCAAGTCACCATGATCTACTACCAAGTCCGGCTGCAATTCTTCTAGAATTTTGTAAAGAATTGTTAAAACTCGAGGATCGTGATGCGGGAAATGTATATCGGAATAATGAACCGATGTAAAAACACCCGCCGACTTGGTAGGAGCTGGCGGGGTTGGTACGTCGATAATGATCGGTGTTGGTAGCCTAGAGTGCTCCCACCGTTTTCGTAGTTTAATGGCTACATAGAAACAAGGAATTGTGACCGGGTATCCTTCTACTTTCATTTGCACAGGCCATGTTTTTACAACTGCCTGGTCAGGTATAATTTCCCAAACGTCTGGGTCCATACCGCTTTGTTCAAACAATTCTTCTGGCGTTTTAATTGCCTTTGATGCCATAACAACGACACTAGCAATTTCGTCTTCAACCTTAGTGCGAATCTTTTCGTCTAAGTCTTTGACATCGACAGGAGGTTTTTTCTTATCCTCTGACCGTCGCGAATTGTCATCACAGGGCTTGCTGCAAAAAGATTTGCCAGCACCCGTGTAAAGCTTGCCACATTCGTTACAGTGTCGCGTATAAACCCTACCCACTACCTCACCCTCCTACCGAGTTACTAACGCTCCTGCGGCAAAGCCTACTGCTGCCAGCCACCAGTCAGCCTTAATTCTTAACCCTAAGCTTGGTTGCATTGCAGAACGCAGAGCAACGATTTCTGTTGCCATTATTTCATAACGAACTTCTTGTTCTACAATGACAGATTCTAAGGTTAATACCAGCTCTGTTGCTTGAGTTGCCCGAAGACGTTCTGCGGCACTGACCGATCGCTCGATAGCTAGTGTTTCTTCTAACGATTCTATTTGTTTTTCGTAACCCTGAACAACTTCATCAAAAGTCGTCGCTTGAGCAGAGTCTAGAGATGCTCTCAGAGCCACTGAGAGGGCCTCAGACTGCCGTCGAGCCTCTTGGCGGCTACGGGTAAGCCTGGCGACCTCCTCGGCGCTCTCACGGCGTTGTGTGGCTAACGCAGAATCGGCTTTTGCAAGTTGAGTTGTCAGATTTAATGCGTAGCTAGACGCAGAATCAATAACTTCTTGCTGAACGACTAAACGTGCCTCTGCGTCATCAGCAATGCCTTTAAAGTAGCTTGCCTGGGTAGCGCCCCGTATTCCGACAATGACAAACGCTAAAACAGGAATAAGCAGCCAGTACCACGGCGGGATTCTATTGAATTGATTAAGCATCATGGCGTATTTTGCCTAAACGCTTGGTCAAACTGTTGTTGCAACAAAGCCAGTTTTGTTTCTAGCGCAGTTAGACGGGCGTCAATCTCTTGCAACCGCAGTGTTAGCAACCCACTTGTACCGATGTATTTTTTTTGCCTGTCAGCCACATCCTGTATCTCCACCATTGCTGCTGAGTCTGCTTGAGCCATCGTTGTAAACCGAGCACCAGCTACCCATGTCGCAACTAAAATTGCAATAGCAAAGCCAACGCTAATAGCGGGGAGCGAAGATGATTTGCTTAGTGGTGCGCTACTCACTACTTCCCCATCTGGCGGGTGCTGGTCTTCCAAGTTTCCCCCTAATGTCGATGTGGGTAAATGTCTTGTAACGACCTACCCCAAAGTCTTTAGCGTCGGAATGTTCTTCAAACCACGTTGCTACTTCATCTGTTGTCCAGCCACGTTTTACAACGTCTGCGGCCCCGCAAGTCATGTGCATAGACATTCCTGCGCCACCAATGCTGTAATTGTAAAGGCTGTCTCGATACCACGAATTAACTAGGACTGAGCCTACTGGATCAGCTTCGCGTAATTCTAACAGCAGTTGGCACAAGACAAGGGCATTAGGTAACAGGCTCAAGGGCGGTGGCTTTAATACAGACTTCCACCTGGGGCGATCGCTTTGTTGTCCTACCGCATACGCAACACGCCCAACATCTGCAATTTCAAGTGGGTGAAAATTGGTAATGCCCTGAGCCTCAAGAGCTGTAGCACAAGTCTTAACCCACTCATCTTTGGTCATCGCTCGTCGTCACGGTAATCCGGTGAGTTGTCGAGCATAGAAGGACGTTTTGGCTCCCTAGTCAACGCAGCACCAATTCCACTTGTTATAGCCCCAATTTGAGGCCCAAAGTATTGCGCGATTCTGGGTCCAGTTGTCCACGCTAACAAACCCGTAAAAATCGTTCCTAAGAGCGCGTAGGCGGCATTTGGCACCGTGGCCCACAGGACCGCATCAAAGACGATTAGAACGCCTGTAAACGCCAAACAGCACACTAATAGCAACCTAGCTGCCGACAGCGTGCCTTTTTCGTCTGATAACACTTCTCTAAACGGCATATGCTTTTACCTCTTAAGGGTAATTAGCTAAAACTGTCCGCGCATCAGCTCTGTACCTATACCACGCAACGCCCGACGCCATGACGGTTCTTCTGTCGATTCTTCGACAACTTCTTTTTCTATCATGGTTTTTTGCACAGGACCAGCCGTGTTTACGTCACCGTATTGGGTGGTTTTGCTTGAGGTAGGACTCATTGTCATCCCGAGCTGTCTACGCAGATGCGGACTGCTTTGTGTTGGTTTTCTTCCGTAACCACCTATACCAGCCATAATTACCTGTACCTTCTTTCGTTTTGAAGTGTTGCTGATATATCAGCAGACATCGGTTGTGTTAATGCAGCGGCACCAGCAGATGCGCCACGCTCTCGCAACAAACCGCCGACCCTGTTGCGTTCAGTACGCTTGAGCGTTTCTACCATGTCTAACAAACCTTTTGATTCTTTTTGCCCTAATCGCTTGGCGAGATTTTGTGCAAATTTTTCCTGTGCGTTAGTACCGTATATTAAGCTTGCAACGCCTGTTCGCCCCATAGCGCCAAACTGTCCGGCTAAACCATATAGTGCGGCTGTCGCTGGGACTGCACCTTCTACAGCAGTAACGTCTTTGATAATCGAACCGCCACGTTCTGCTACGTCGCTTGCACGCTTATTTGTGCGGGCTAACAACGATCGGCTATCCAAGTTTTGACCAATGCGATTTAATGCAACGGGGTTGATCGCATCTGCGTGTCTTGCAAATGGCGCTTCTGGACCCTCAAACAAGCGCTTGTATTGCTGACGAACAAAATCTGCTCCTCTAGCGTCTGATTCTTCTGCTAGTTTTTCTGCAACATCAGCAATAGAGTTTAAATGCCCTTCTCTAAACGCTTTTCGGATGTCTGCCACCTCATCGCCTGACAGCCCTTCTATTGAAGAATATTTCCTTAGCGTCCAAGGGTTGTCATGTAAAAACCGCAAGTCTTCGGTGGTAACGTCTTTAAGATTCGCACCATCTTCGTAAGCCTCTAGTCTTCTCATGTTTGCTTGATACCCTCTGCGGGCATCTGCAAATGCTGTAGATGTATCAGCAATAGCGTCATCTATTGCGACCACAATTTGATTCAAGCTATCCCGAAGATCGTAATTTCCTTCAAGATGCGCTTCGTCTTTAGCTTGCTTAATAGCCCTTCTAAATTGATCGAAATCAGAAGGGTTAGCCTTACTAACATCATCTAGAATTTCATTAAAGCCTAAAGCACGCCCACTTGCAAGACCTTGTTCAGCACCCTCCCTTGCAACACCAGAAGCAGCCTTGGCTTCACCTACACCCGCAAAAGCATTAACTAATCTTTGGCGCAATTCTGGAGATTGTTTTGTCGCATCTCGTAAACGCGACATAATAGCTACTACTCCAGGCCGTTCGGCAGATCCGGCACTTGCTATAATCGTGTCCCAATCGTTACGAGCCTCGTAAAAAGCATCATAATCTTGTTTGGCAATGTTTTTCTTTTCTGTTTCAATAGCTTGCCGTCTTGCCCTAACACCGCCAATGTTTCGATCTAATTGCGCCGCTTCATTTAAATCGTTTAAGCTAGATTGTGTTTGATTTCCACGCGGGCCGGAATTCAATTTTGTTCTTAGCTTTTGAACTTCGTCACCACCTTGACCCGTCACCTGTGCTGCTGTCGCAGAAAAATCTTCGGTAACATCAGCGAGCAACCGTGGGGTGTTTAAGTTCGGTGCAAGATCACGCTCGATTGCATCTGAGGCTTTGCCCAACAAACCAGCTACTATTACTGATTGTCCAGATTCTTGATAATCACGCAATCCTTTTTTAAAAGCATCTATTTCATCAGCAGTATATCGCCGTCCGGTTCCCGCCTTTACGGGGGTTCGGCCAGCATTTACATCATCTACAACACGGCGAGCTGTCTGTAACCACTGCTGACCTTTTTGTGTGAACTCTGTTGGCGCTTCGCGCATTAGCGATTCTGCCATCATTTCATCGGTTTTTGCTTGCCGACTTGCTGCTCCTTTGACTCCTCTCTGACCAGCTACGACATCGCTTAAAAACCCTTTACCTTTACCCGCCAATGCCATTGCGCCTGTCATTACAGGTGCAGCTAGGCCACCAGCAGCACCACCTATTGCAGCACCAGTAAGCCTCTGTTTTAGAGAGTCTTCACCAGCTCCAAAACCGTATATTCCCCCTTCAGTGGCTCCTAAAGCTACTGCGGATGTTCTTGGGTCAAGGCTACCAAGTGCGCGACCAGCAGTCCCGCCGCCAGTCTGCCCTACTTGCGCCGCCCGGACCCCCTGAGCGCGACCAAGTTTTCCTGTAGCGGAACCTCCGCGAGCTAATCGAGCAAGCCCAGGCAATGCTCGTAATCCACCCGCAACGCCAAATCCGGTAGCTACTCCACCAAGACCTTCGGCAGCAAGGGCGGCAAGAGGATTCCGTTCTCGGTATGCTTGCAAAGCTGCTCGTTCAGCTTCAACACCTTCACTGTAGCCTTCTCCAAAAGTTCCTCCCCTTGCCAAACTAGCAAGTCCAGACCCAAGCCCTCTGGCCTCGTCACTAAACCCAAAAGACAAACCTTGCAACGCAGTTCTGCCAAAATCTTTAACGCCACCTTCGCTAACTGCGCCTAACGATACGGGCGGCAATGAAGCAGATTCATCTACGGCAGGAGCAGTATCTAAATACTCTACCATAAGACGTTCTTGCTCGTCGTAACCAGTAACACGCGCTCGTCTGCCGTCAGCAGTCCTTACGATCGTTCCTACGGCTAATTCTTGATCCATTAGCGCGTTCCTTCTGCGTCTACAACAGTTACGCTTGTTGGATCTACGCGACCAGTTGATCGTCCAGACCAACGCTCAACATCAGCTTCTTGCAATTTCCAAGAATCCCATTCTGGCAGATTGTATTGTTCTAAACGATCTACTCTTTCGTTGTGAGCATTTAACTGTGTTCGTATTGCGGCTTGTCGTTTTTGCATTAAGTCCATCAATGCAGAACGCAGGTCGCCTGTTTCTCCGGCTCGTTTTAAGGCTAATTCTAAATCTTTATCACTGATTGAGCCTTTTAAATCTTGCAACGAACCAAAACCAAGGTCTAGGAAAATGTTTTGTAGCTCTTGCGTCGTAGCAGCCCTTTCACCGTCAAATACTTCTCCTAACCGTGTCTGCCATCCACCTAACCACCCTACATAAGCGTTTCCTTCTTCAAGTTTTAGAATTGCGTCTTCAAAATTCTTTAATCCAAATAACTGCGGGCGCAGGGCGCGATATTCTTCTTGAATTTCATCATAAACACCACCCAAACCTTGTTGCGTGAGTTGCTCTCGCTGCAAAGCAATGTTTCCAATGTTAATATCGACTTCCCCAAACGGGTCACCAACTGGGTCTTTAGCACCGTATCTAGTATCTACTAGTCTAGACCGACCATCACCGCTTTCAACAACAACATAGCCATCATTTCGGCTCATAAACCTGTCGGTTACTCGCTCACCAGAGCTGGCTATCATCTCTACAACGTCATCGCTAAGGTCGGGACGTATTGACCTTATTGCGGCGGCTCTGCCTTCTGTTTGGTCTATTCCAGCAAGGTAGTTTGCTCGCTCGTCGCCTTCATACACCAACGCGATTTCTAGCTGCTCAGGAGTCAGATACCTGCCTTCGCTCTGCCCAAACACGGTACGAATTTTCTGGTCATCAGCATATTCTCCTGCTAATTGAACTGCTGTTGCCAGAGCTTCTGGTGTGCCCGCCGCTGAAATTGCCATAACAGCAGCAATTTCTTCATCTGTCCTGCCTTCCATCAATGCTTTAATAGATGCTTCTGCTTGTTCGCGACGTTGCTCTAAAACTTCTCGATCTTCTTCGACGCGACGGTCAAGCTCATCAGCTTTGTAAGCTTGTGCCCCGGCTTGTAAGCCAGCTCCAATACCTTGAAGCGGATCAGTGTATGCGTTGCCTTGAGCGTCTCTGCCTGACATCATTGTCGCGCCAGCAGCCAATAACGCATCCTGCATACCAGGACGCTTAAAGAACCCGCCAATTTTATCTAAAAAGCTAGGTTGACCAGCATCAAAGTCTGTTTCTGGCACATCTATTTGATCTATTTGGTCTGGCATTCCCGCACCCACTTCTAATTGCGGTCCAGCTATTGACCCTGTTTGTGGCATTTGCGTTGGGCGAAGTTTTTGATCTAATGGCCGTGCCAAGGGGTTTTGCGGCGTTTGCTCTGGATTCAAACGAGCAATCAATTCTGCCACCGTTGGCTCACCACTGCCTTGTGCCCCACTTGGTGCTTGAGAGCTTTGTTGTGATTCTCCTGTTGCGCCATGTATTAGCATACCAGCCCGTTCTGGCGTTATGCCTAGCTCTCCTCGGTACGACCCATGCGCCAACATGGCCGCACGCTCAGGCGTTAAATTAAGCGGACGCTCAGACGCAAAACTTCTGCCAGGTGGTGTTGGGCCAAAATCGCGGAATTGGGGACTACCATGCCTTTGTATGTACGAACTAATAGCACTTAGTCCTGTTGGCTTATAGTCCTCAAAATCTACAGGCGATCGAAAGTCTTGGGCGGGCGTATTAAATAGCGTAAAACGGTTGTTTTGTGACAGCAACCCTTCGCCAGAAATAGGCTTTTGCCGAAACAAAGGGTGAAATTGCCGTAACGATGGGTCAGCGCCAAGGTTTACGTTTGCTTCTGGCGTATTGATTGGAGAAAGACGGTCGTTAACTGACAAAAATGGTGGCAATGGCCGTCTTATCGGGCGTGCCGCCAAGCCAGGATCAAATGCACCCATGCCAATCAATCGACGATCGCCGGGATTAAAGGGCCTTGGCAAGTGTCCAGGTATATGAGGCATTACACCAGCTCCATAGCAATGCCAAGCGCATCGTAATTCACTGAAAGCACACCATTACGCTCTCTTACTGCGTCTGGGCGTGTTTTCATTACCTCTTGGGCAATTACACCGCGCCATCGAGTAGGCTGACCGAGGTAGTTAAACTCGTAAATGTTCAAGCCATTCTTTGTGCCTACTGACCTGATGTTTTCTTTTGCTTTAGCATCACTCAAAAATGATGCACCTGTAACACCTAAGCCTATTAGTTGACTCAGCCTGTCTGGCTTCTGTCCGTAGGTGAACTGGTCGCCTCCGGGAATCATGCTTTTCATAAAGCTTAATTCATCAGCGCCACCCTGTTGTCCTCGCAACCATTGTTCGTAATCGAACGCCTGTTGTTGCAACTGTGTCATTTGCTGTTCTCTGCCAGCATCAGCTAATTGTTGCGCGGCATTAAACGTAGCGTCCTGCCTTCTCTTTCCTAATCCAGACAACTGATCTGCTGCCCCTATTTGCTGAGCACGAAACGCTTGCTGTGCTTGCAAATTAGCTAGGTTTGCACTTGTTCTTGCTTTTGCGGCGTCATCCATTCTTGCCGCTGCTCGGTCGTAACCAGCGCCTTTTGCCATAGCAACAGTCCGCAAATAGTCCCCAGCAAGTCCAGCATCTTCTACGCTTTTCCGAGAACCAAACGATCTTGCACCAGCTTGTTTTGCCATCGCTTGGTTTTTAAGACGCTCGTAATCTTGTGTGATGTCTGCTACAGCCGCATCAGTACCTAACTTGTTCATGTACTGATCTATGCTTTTGGGGTCATCAAAAATAGACCCAGCTACGGCTTTTTCTATTCCTTCTTCTTGCAACATCCTTTTTGTGGCTAATGCGCCTTGATCCATTTCGTTCATACCAACACCTTGGGCACTAAAAACGTCACCTGGACCCAAGTAGCCACCGCCCGGAGGTGCGGGTATGCCCGGAGGCGGAGGTGCTATATCTGGTGGCGTCTCAGGCATTGACGGGCCGACAGGCTGGGGCATTATGTCTGGTGACGGTTGTGGCATCGGCTGGGGCATAAAATCTGGCCCAGCGGGTGCCTTTGCATAGCCAAACTGTGCTATCTGAGCCTGTTTTGCTGCTGGCGTCGTAGACGGTCTGGATAAGTACTCGTCCATACTTAAACCAACCGGGTACTCAACAGAAGATTTTGCTGCTCCACCCATTCCTAAGTTTACGTCACCAGGTGACGGCTTGACTGTGGTTGGAGGCGGGCTTGGAATGACTGGATCGGGAGAGGGTACATAACCGATTGCTGGCGGGTCGGCCGGATCTGGAATGGGTGTTGGTCCACCCGGAGGGGGTGGTGGAGGCACGGTTGGGTTTGTAGGCCCTAGCGTAGGGTCCGTTTCTGTCCCGTCACCAATAAAGTCACCCGCACCTGAGTTTTGCCACGACCAACTTGGTGCCGCGCCTACACCTGAAGGTCGAGCATAGTTGGTAAACCCTAAGTTTTCTGCTGAATACTGATCGCCTAAAATTGCTGTACCTAAATAATTTTGGGCTTGTTGTTGCATCGGGGTAAACCCAGGAGTCATTCCACCATATTGAGCTTGGAAAGGGCTTTGAGCGGCAAATTTCTGAGCCTGTTGCCATAATTGAGTTTCCCGCCCCGCTGTTAATGGATCTTTTTTGGTTGCCGATGTAACCTCAAGGCTGTCCATCGGGTTATCGCTGTTTCCACCACCCATTTTATTCTCCTAAATCCTTAACGAGCGTTACGCTCTTATATTTGTACCCATAAGGGCGTAAAACTTTTTCCCAACCTTTTCGGCCGACCAGCTCGATTCCATCACATTCATGCTCTGCGGCATAATAATCTGCCGCCTCCATGATTGCGTCTAGATTCGCCCTGCCCGTGTCTGTTGTGCCGCCATACAGCCATATCCGCAAAAATCTTCGCTGGGGATACAATGCAACCTTGAACACGGCTGCTCCGTTTTCCACAGGGAAAAAAATTGCATGATTGTCCTGCACTTGTCGTAAAACATCTTCGACAGTGTATTCTCTGCCGCTTTTTGCTAACGCTTTTTCAATAAACGGCGTACTACGCGCCCATGCTTCATTGAACCCGTTTTGCTCTGTTGATTTCATATTGCCGTCGTGCTCAATACGCCAGCATTAGACACTACTACACTATAACGTGTGCCATTAGCGCTGACCAAGATCAATCTTTCGTTATTAGCTAAATCAACATCTTCAAATCGTTTTAAGTTTGCTCGATCGGCTAACTCTAAAGCCAGATTTCGGTTTGATTCTCCTACGGCGTCATAAACCTTAGTAGGCGGCGACAACCGCAACCGGGACGAGCCTGACGCTCCTGACGTACTCATCGTCTACCGTTCGGTTTCAGCTCAAGTCTTGGAATGCCGACATTCCACGAATTTGCTGAATTTGATGTGCAACGCATTCTTACACTTCTGCCTGTAAACCGTACAGGGGTAGGCGCAGTCATTGTGTACGGCCCATGACTGGTGTCGCTATCCGTAGGGTAGAGCTTAGTGTAAAAAGTTGTAGTAATGTCCCCCAGGGCTGTAACATCTGGAATTAACGATGTCGCTGACAGCACTTCGTTTCCAGCGCCAAGCTGTATTGGCCCAGATTCGACATAAGGCGTTTTAGTAGTGCCATCAACGTCTGTATACGTCCCACCGACTTCGTGCTCATATGGATTACCTGACGAATCAAACAAAATAGGAAATGCAAAAATCCCACGGCTTGTTACTGCTGTGCGGGCAAGTGTTCCTACCGACCAATGGTTTTCTAGGTAGTTATAACTAACATACGAGTCTATTTCAGAATCGCTTGGATAAAACCAAATAATTTCTGAATACAAACTGTTATGCCACGCAATCGTTTTGCTTGATTGGCCTTCGTTCATGTTATTCATAACAAATTCTTCAACATCGCACGGAATACTTCTTGTGTATCCGTCGTACATAAAGAATCCGTTTGCGTTACGGCCCATCCAGTAAGCAGTGTTGTTTGCAACCGCTACAGCGTTCATCGAGACAGGCCCACAATCGCCGCCTACGTTGTCGAACTGATAAACATAGGGCAGACCTACAAAGGTCGCTGTGTGAGCATCAGCAGTGGTAAAAATCAAAATTTGACCACGCACAACAATAGCGCCTAGCAAGTCTCCGGTAGATTCAATCAAATGATCGCCCGCTAGGTTTGTAGCAGTTGCAGACCAAGTAGTGTTGTCTTCTGAATCCGACCAAAAAACCTTGCGCCTGTCTGCGTTTGCTTCTGAGCCGCCATTGGCTACGCCTCCAAAACACATCTGTATGCGTTGAGGTGTAACAACTGTAGCAGTAATGTATTCTGGCGAATTAGAAACCTGGGCGGCTTTAGTACCTGTGCCGACACTTGTGTCCCACTGATACAGCTTGCCGTCGTCAGGGGTGCATCCCGTCAGGTCTTCGCCCCACATGGCAAACGACCATATTGTTGCCGGAGAGGGGATTCCTAAGTCGGGGCGCTGGTCGCCATATGTCGATTTGCCGTATAGCCAATCGCCGTAACCTGTGTTTGGATCGGCATCAGTAGTTCCAGCAGTAAAACCCGTAGGCGTGATGTCATATATACTGGCTGCTGAATCGTACACATAAAGCTTGCTGGCAGACCCAACACCAATCCATCTGTTGTTGGAGTTGTCCATCCAAGTAACTGCTGTTCTTGGAACACCTGTTACAGCTGTAGTGCTTTCACCCCATCTACGCCAACCACCGATCGGACCAATAGCACCATTGCTCCATCGCATAAGATCGGCATCGTACCAACGCCCTTGGGCTTGATAAACGGTGCCATTCTTAAACAGTCCGGGCCGGAATTGTAGATTGATGTATTGGGGCCTAGCCATCTACTCACTCGTCAGGTACACGCTCTAGCACAAAATACGGTTCTTCACCTAAGTCACCCTCGACAATGTTTTGTCCTGCCCATCCCGCAGCAGCCATCATCGTGTGAATCTTTTGATCTAACGCCTGGGCGTGTTCTTGGATTTGCTTTCGTTCAGCAAAAACCTGTCGCCAGATTTGTGCCTGTTCTTCTGTCAGCTCGATCTTGTCTTTAGGCTGAATTAACATTTCTGCTTCTTTAGTGGCGCTCATGCTTTTTTGTCCTCTTTTAAATTACGAGTTTCTACCTCTAATACAGTAATTCTCTCACCGTGATCGTCAACTTTGTTATCCAAACTGGTAACGATTCTTTCTATCTGTGCGATTGATTGCCTGGCCCCGTTGAGTCCCGCTCGTACCCCGCCGTAAGCTGCTCCTGCTGCTAACAAAGCGGGAAAGTACGAAAGCATTTCCTCAAGCCCCGTCATCCCCAGACTCCAGCTCTAACACGCGAGTCCTTAAATCCTGCACTTCTTTTACGAGCAACGGTACTAGTTTTGAGTAGTCAACGCCCCAAACTTGCTTAGTTGGTATTTCGCTATCTGACACATCGTCGTCTACAAGGTCGCCATCTGTGCCCCGTGACACTGCTTCGGGAAACACTTCAAAAAGATCTTGAGCGACTACACCGTAGCGAACATGATCACCTGAAGAAATTGAAGGAATCCAATCGTGTTTAACGATTTCGATGTCATCAATTAATGAGCCAGAAGAATCAGCCGCTTCAATGTTTTCTTTCAGACGGCGATCAGACGAAGTGTTGTAGGCAGTGCTAGAGGAAGTGGTGTCAATACTTCCTACATCGTTTCCATTGTCGGCATTATACCAACGTACAACTTCACCTCCTGCGGTTGCGTTGTAGTAAAAACCGCCTTGGTAAAACTGATGACCTGCATCAGTAAAAGCTGCTCCTGATGTTCTTCCGATTGTGACAATTCCACCACTGTCAATGTACATTCTGGCGGTTTCGTTCGTACCAAACGCTATACCCGCAGATGAAGAATTGTGGTAGATGTTCATGTACCCGCTGTCTAACGCAATGGCACCCGTGTAACCGTTTCCAGTGACAGCAAGCTGTCCACTACCACTAGAGTCCATTGAAATGTTAGTCGCGTCTTTGACGGTAAGCTTGGCATGAGGAGCGTCTACGCCGACACCAACGTTGCCGCCATCCTCTAGTGTTAAACCCGTTCCAGTTCCCGCTGTTGCATTATCTACATGAAGATGACTACCGCCCATCCATATGCGGCCTGAAACAACACTGTCGCTTCCTACTAATTTAATACCGCTATCAAAATCAGCCGCAGACTGAAGAAGATGTAGCTTGGCCGTGGGAGCATTTGTGTTAATGCCAATGCGGTCGTTTCCTGCATCTACAAAGAAAAGGTTCGCCTCTCCGTTGCCTTCAATGCGGAAGTCAACGTCAGCAGACGATTCGTTAAAGATCCATGCACCGTTGCAAGTAACCGTATCTCCTGTACCGCCAATAGCGATTGCACTACCATCGCTAGAAATGCTGTCGAGTGCTATGTCCCCGACGTTAGTAATGTTTCCATCACCAACGCTTAGTGAGCTGAGTGTTCCTGCTCCTCCAGAAATTGCACTTGATCCTACATCGATGGCCCCAAAGCCAGACGTAATTGAGCCAGCGTTTAAGGCACCGACCGAAGTTATCTGCGTTTGAGCTGCATCTACGTTGAGGGTGCCCGAAGAACCCGTCAGGCCCGTACCGCCCATGCCTGTTGCTAAATCTGCTATAGATTCTTTGCGTGTACCATTCGAGTCGGAAGCATCAATAATTGCAATCGAGTCGTTGGCTACGCTTACGGCAGCAGCAGATAAATCGTTGAAGTTCAAAGCCAGCGTTACATCTGGACCCGTACCGTTCGTAACGGTTAGTCCACCGTTTGTCGCATCTGCTACAGATTTGAGATCGCCTTCCTGGTCCGTAACCCATTCTAGCGTTCCAGAACCATCGGAAGTCCGCAGGATCTGGCCTGACGAGCCGACCGCTGCTGGCAACGTAAGCGTGTAAGAGCCACTAACTGTAGCTGGAGCGTCGAAGCCAACATACTCGCCTCCTGACGCATCTTGGAGCCTTAGATCGCCTTCAGCAAGAATGTTTAGCGAACCAGTAATATTTACACCGCCAGAAGCAGTAGCCAGTTTTGCCGCATTATCGTAAAACAGGCTAACAGCACCATCCTTGGTTGCTGTTAAATAATTTTCTGAGCCACTAGCATTGTTTGCAAGGTAAATGTTGTTTTGACCAAAAACATACAAATCACCCGTTCCAACATCTCCAACAAAAGAGTTAGAACCATCGTGATATATTTCTAGATCTAGCCCCGTGCCAAACAAAGCTTTTCTATTGTCATCAAATTTTACAGAATCAAACAGATAACTCGACGTTCCATCTATCTGTTGATTCTTTACATGAAGCGTTACAGCGGCACCGCTCTTAGTAAACAATGCGTCAATGTACGCAGCATTGTTGTTAAGAAATCCACCCCAGTTGTCGGTATCGCCGCCAACAACGGGCTTATAGAGATTTAGGTTTGTGGTTCTAGTCGCCATGTGTTATCCAAGTACCCTTGATCGCATCCGTAAAGACGACCCTGTGTGCATCTCTCTTTCACTTTGAAGTTTCAATTCTTCTAACGCCTTACTCAACCTAGCACTCCACATAGGCATACGCTCATCGTTTTTTAAATATGGCTCTGCCTCTACCAATGTGCCAAACAAGTATATATCTGGATGGTTAGTTAGCAGCCAATTCGTTGTAGCAGAATCGCTAAGTGCAGGGATTTTGGTGTAATAGACAATCGACGATGTGTACGTTTCGTCTGGTGAACGCAGAAGCTCTATCTGATTTGTGCTACCACCGACAACCGTGAAGTATATTGGCTTGCCTGTACTAGACAGGCCCATACGCCGTTCTGCTATTTCTTCTGGCGTTAAGTATTCTAGCGTAATGACAGGGCTTGTATCTAATACAATCCTAATGATCTCAAGCGTGTCAGTAGGCAAGTTGACGTAACGAGCACCTAATGAATACGAATCATTTTTCGTAATCATTCTGTGGTTGCGGATCGTTCTGTTAAATGTCGCTTCCGCTAGGTCAATAAACTCAGGGATTCGTGACGAAAGGTCTGTTCTGTCTAGCCAATTTGCCGTTGCGGTCTGCAACTCTGCATATGTCGAAATTGCCATCAGACTTTCCCAGGTCGTGTTCTAAACACCTTGTTGTCAGGATCGTTCAGCCACTTCTTGATTACTTTTTGATCCTTAAAATTGTTAGAAATTTTTGCTAATTGGTGATAAACACTCATTGGTATTGAAGCGACATGGTGCTGGTCGCCTTTCCAACTTGCACGTTCATCTACTTGATTAAACTGACGTTTGTTCGCTTGAACAATATGGGTAACATCCTGCTTAGTCTCTAAACCATACTGGTTTGTAGACTCGTCATAATGAAACCATTGAGTCGTTTTAGTTATCGGGTCGTAATCAAGTATTTTTTTCATTGGTTCCCGCCTATCGGGGCGAGGGCCGAAGCCCCCACCCCTCCAGGTTTTTAATTGGTTTATGCTGCGGTAATACCAGCAACAACACCGTGAGCAGCTTCGTTGCTGACCTGAAGCCCCCACTCGATTAACGCCATACGCTTATCAGCATCTCCCGTCTTGGCGAGAGCCTCAATGCTGTACGGACGAAGCGTAGCCAGCTTGACCTCATCAGGGTCAATCAACAACGCCCAATCGTTGTGCAGCGAACCAGCACCCTCATCCTCTACCGTGGTAAAGAACCGATTTGGAACAACGCTTAAATTACCAAAGTCGCTAACATAAATGTCAGCTGCTCCGATAATCACGGAAGGCTCTGCACCGTCTACGTTGTAGCGGCTAGAGGCAATCCCGCTGAAACCACTTACCTGTGTCTTGTTAAACGGAGAAACCATCAGCATCGACGGCTCACCACCGCTGTTAAAGCACTCCTGCATCGTGGTCTTAAGCATAGCTTCGGTAAACGCAGTAGGCGTACCGAAAGACTTCCACACCTGAGCCGCACCTGTTGGGGTTGAACCCGTGTAGGAAGGCTTGGTTACGTTGGTAGAAGTTTCGTTGGTTTTAATCCAGCCAGGGAACCCAGCAGTTACGCGAGCGGTTCCCGTGGCACCAGCAACGGCACCAACACCGTTTAGCAAGCAAGCAACCTCAACATTACGCTTTAGTTCCTTAGCTGCTTTAGCTGCTTGATAACCAACTTCAGATGCCCGACCAGCCTTCAGGACGGTCTGCTCCGTTCCTGAAATGATGAAATCGACCATGTTGATCTGGCAGTAGTTCCCCATGCGAGCGGTCGGGGTAACTGCGGTAAAGCTGCTCAGATCTTCACCTTCAACAACGGGTGTTGCTGAAGCGGCGGCAAGTGCATCTGTCTGCCACTCAAAATATGTTGCTTCTGCATCTCGCGTCCCAATGTTGCTCTGGAACGGAGTCTGCGTAGGACTGATATCGGAAATCAGATCCGACAAGTCCTCCCGTAACCCTTTTGCGTCATACGTCAAAAAGGTGTTCGTTACGACTGCCATAGTAAAAGTTTCCTAAAGTTATTGCGTAAGTATTGCACCCAACAAAGACGCAGCATCTTCAACCTTTCCAGTTTGCTTCAGCCTTGCTCTTTGGGCTTTTGCCTTACGACTACGCATCTGTCGGCTCACTTGTTTGCCGCCAGGTTTTGCGTTTTTGATTTTCGATTTGACCGATTTGATTTTCTTGCCATTCACAAGCTCGTTGTATCTCCACGCATCACGCAAAGCTATCAATGCTCTGTGATCGTAGATGTTACTTAGTTCATCTTCATTAAAACCAAGAGATAAACCAAAGTTTATCAACTGCCTTTGTTCATGGTTTTGAACCTCACTATCGGACCACTCAGGGATTTTCTCCAACACCAAAGCACGTTCAGATTCAAGTTGTGATTGCAATCTTGTAGCGTTGTCCTGCTCTAAAAGTTGTTGCATACGAACTTGTTCTTCATGTACTGCCTGGATGTGTGCTTGCCGATCTCGCTCAAGTTCTTTGAGCTTTAGCCATTGAACGGGGTTCTCCCTTTCCAAGCGGTCCCAATCAACGTTCGGTTGCGTTGCAGCATCCATTTGCTGTCGAAGTTGCTGGAGCACGGTCGCGTACGACTCACGCTCCTGCTGAACAGCCATAGCATTAGCCTCAAACTCTCTGCGTTCATCTGCTAATGCTTGACTCTTCTGTGTGAATGACGATCCCCGCTGGTAGCCTGATATGAGTTCGTCAAGCGGGACTTGCATCTCTTTGCCGTCTACTATGACACGGTAGGATGCACTCTCGCTTTCGGATTGTTCACCTTCAGTCTCCTCGTCCATCTCATCCACTTCATCTGAGTCCTCATAAAACTCAGACTCGACGGCCTCTTCTTCGTAGCCGTCTTCGAGTTCAGTGTCATCGTGTTCTTCGACGACTTGCTGAAACTCGTCCTGCGCTTGCTCTTCAGGCTGCACATAATCAGCCCGAAGCATTTCAGCTAATCCTGCTTGGATTTCACTATTCGTGCGTCTGCGCTCACTCCCTTGAGAGACTTCCGTCCCTGCTGGGTTGGTGACTGTAGCTTCGCTCACGATTTTCTTCCTCTATTGGATTTTGAAACTTTGCGAGACTGCTCCACAGCCCAATCACCTACTAAGGTGCGGAGTCCTCGCACAATCTCATCAAGGCCCCTGCCTTGCATATATAAACTTTCTCGAACACCTACATCATTTACGTCTGTAAGTGTCCATTGTGCAATAATGTTTTGTCTAACTTTTTCAAGAACGTCAAGAAACACTTCATCTTCAAGGATTTCTTTTGCCCTTCGTCCTTTCTGTTCTGGCGACAGATTATCCACCTGTTTCTTCCTTTATCGCGCCACGAACAATCTCAAGGTCAACATCGTCTTCAAATTTCTTTTCTCGCAATGCTAAGTCGCCAGCGATTCTCGTTGTTTCACGCTCGTTAAGCATTTCTGCTTTCGTCGCGTCAAGCTGCAATTTTTGCTGGTCGATAGCAGTCCGCGCCTGGATGTCAGCCATCTGCACCTGCATTAGCTGTTCTTGAGGCGTAGGTTGCGGTGGCGGGGGTGGAGGCGGCTGATAATCAATAGGTAGCGGATTAAAGAACTGGTTTGAGTCCTTAAAGCCGTTAATCTCCAGCATCTTTGCCAACGTGTTTCTAATCTGGCCCAGGCCAACAAGAGGATTGTTTGGTCCCATTTGCTGCATAATTTCTTGTTGTTTAGCGGCAACTTGAGCAAGTGTCGCAAGCCGTTCGTCAGTCATTCCAGAACCAAGTCCAACATTTGTAGACACATCCATCGTAGCATCCCAAACTCTTGGGTCTATAGGTGTCCACTGGTTACGCAACCTTACCATTCGTTCTTGGTCTTGGTTTTCAATAATTAAACGAAGCAACCCTTTGAACAAAGGCTTGAAACCTGTTTCTGCAAACAAGCGAGCAATCATTTCTAGTCGCTGTTCTGCACCCCTCATTGTCGCGCTTACGGCGGCACGGGTCGTAGACTGAAGTACGTCAGGATCTAATCCTTGGGACGCACCCGATACGCCAGTTCTTGACGCTTTCATTCCGTCAAGATATTCCATCATTGGAAATGCTTCGCGGCCAAGGAACGGCACATTTAACTGCTGAACCATGCCTGGTGCCCGCATCCTGATAATTGACCCGACTTCAGGATTTAGCACATCGTCAATGTCTACCTGACCTTCAACAATTCCTGTTCGGGGATATAGCGCAAAAGACAAAGAGTCGAGCATACCGCGAAGGACTGCCGACTTAACTCGCTGTATGTCTTTAGTCATATCTGCGACATCAGAACCAAAAAACACATGAGGCTCTGGATCGCATGAAAAGACTGCAAACGGTATGCTGCTAATAGGCTCGTTGTTTACAACATGGTAGTTGCTTCCAACTGTACACACACGGCGTAGTTCAGCTAAACCATCACCATCGTAGTCAACGTAGCAATAAGCCTCAACGTACAAGACCCTGCGTTGATTGTAGGTTGATAACGGACCTGGTGCGCTTCTGTCTGGATATCGCGCCCAATATTCATCGTTATCTGTAAATGCCACTTCGTCAGACAAGTAGTTGTCGAGCATATCCTTGTCATAACCCATTGCTACCAGATCGCTGACGGTTGCCATCGTTCTGGATCCAACGACCTGTGCGTCATCAAGGCTGGTCGCAGCAGCATCTACAAAAAAGTTTTCTGGTGGCATTGTTTCAACACGCACCTTGTCCCGCCTACGCTGACGCTTGATCTCAGCATCGTAGATCATGGGCGGTTCCATTCCCTGAGCAATCATCATCTGAACTTGCTCAGGTGGTACGTTAGGGTTTGGTACTCCCTCAACAGAAACAGCCTCAACTCCATCCTCTTCCAAGAGAAGCCCAAGGGTAGGTTCGTCTAACCCCTGAAAGCTGTATGTATGTACCTCAACCGAATCATCCCACGACCACTTAACGATGCCGCCTTTGTTAATAAGCGCATCTTTAAAAACGCTATAAAATATTCCTATAGCGTCATTGTCTTCACGAAGTATGTAGTTGACGTAATCTGTTGCCTGTTCGGACATAGCTACGTCTTCAGGTCCACGCGGCACAAAGTCAACTATGTTTTCTGCGCCAAAAAACACACGCATTAGCGACGGAAGCATCGCCTGTACGCTGTCGCGGACATCGCGGCTTACGACCTGACTACGACCATCCACCTCGTTACCAAAAGGTTCACCATTGTAATAACGAGTAGACTCGGCCCTGATCGGGCTAATGTCATCGTCGATAAACTGAATAGCATCTTCGATATATTGACGAACTGCGACCTGCAACTCGTCTTCGGTCATGCCCAAACCAACTTCGGTTTCAGCTTCGTCTATGTATGCCAAATCATGCCACTCTTTTGAGGGTGAACCCTCCGAACGTACTTCGATGCAATAAAATGTTCAACAGAAGATGCCTAGGGGCAACACCTGGTTACAGGAGACATATTGTTTATTTAAGTCAGGCCATCACGCCAATAAAAGCCGAACCCCCTAGACAATTCCTGCTAAATCTCTTTTTAGTTTACCATGCCTTCTGCGTGATCGGCCACCCATCGCCGTCCCAGCATCAGAAGCAAATGTTAATACAAAAGCGTCAGCAGCATCAGGGCTGGCGACACCTCGTTTCTTTAAGTCTGCTTTTGATTCGATTTTAACTTTACCACTAGACGTATAGTTGTACCGCAAAGTAGTCAACTCAGATTTTAATCTGTCGTCGCGTGGCAAGCGAACGTCGCGTCCCTCAAGCCACGCTTTTGCTTTGTACCAAAGCTCGGCCCGCAGGTTCAGGTAGGTATCTCCCATCGCAGGGCTTTCACTAACATTGATTGCATAGGCGGGCAATCCAAGTTCCCTTAGCCGATCCGCGACACCAGCACCTAGTCCAATCGCATCAACAAAGATTTCTTCTGGCTTTTCTGTTGCCGTATCATACTCAGCTTTGATTGCACCTGTCAGTTGCATTGTATCAAGTCCACGCCAAAGCCTGACGGGTTCCGTGACAGCGTTTCCTTTGCGACGGCATAGGGCAGATGCGTCAGTACCAAATCGTGCTACGTCTACGCCCCACACGATTGAACTATATTGAGTCGGTATAACGTCTCGATTGATTGCACCATCAGTCAGTTCCATGCTGATAACAGTGTCATCATCTCCCTTAGGAAAGTCCCCTAATACACGGACACGATAGGTGTTGGATTCTTCACCGTATCGAAGTCTGCACTCTTCGATGTATTCATTAGAAACTCTGGCAGTTTTTTCGCAAGACACATGAAAGTTTGTCCAGCGATCTGACAGTTTGTGAAACGTATCGTAAAAGTAGCCAGAACTTCTTACGGGGTTTCCAGCCAGTACCATTGATGCGTGTAGCGCACTCATGCTACCACCAGCAGCTTCGTATACCGATTCAGGCACACCACTAGCCTCATCACAAATCAGCAAAACGTGTTCAGCGTGTACACCCTGGAGTGCGTCGGGCTGTTCAGCTCTGGATGTTCTAGCTGATATAAAATTTCGCTCGGGATCAGCCGCAAGTTCTATCCTGTCTGCTCGCACGGTAAACATATCCGCAAAACCGTCAGGTGACTGTTTTAGCCACGCTTTGGCTTCAGGCAAAAGCGCATCGTGCAACTGAGCGGACGTAGGTGCTGTGATAACTACCTTTGCGTGGTAATGACAACTGATCCACCACAAAGCGAGCCACGACAAGCAACTCGTTTTTCCAACGCCGTGTCCTGAGCGAATCGAGATACCACGATCTCCTCTGGCGACTGCGGCCATAACCTCGGACTGCCATTCATCAGGATCGGCGTTCAGGATGTTCGTTACAAACAACGTCGGATCTTTACGAAATCTTGTAATCGAAGCAGCAAAGTCCATTGTTATTCTTCCCTGTCTTGATACCAGTCATCCAAGTTGTTGCTTGTCCACGCATCATCGGGCGAGCACTGGTCGCAATTCTTACCGTCTTTAAGCGTTTGGTTGCATACCTCGCATAGCGTCCAACCTGACATAAACTCCCACTTACAATAAATACAAAACTCTTCAGTTACAGGATTACTTATAGCACACCTTGGACACACAATCATGTTGGCGTTTTGTCTCCTTTAGTTCATGTCCATTCGTGCCTTAAGTAACGCAACTTCGCGTTCGAGTTCTACAACTGCTTTTTGTAACTCAGAGATTTGTTCGGTAAGTAGGCCAGCAGTTCCAATGTATTTTCTTTGGCGGTCTGCTACGTCTTGAATCAGGACGACAGCTTGTGCGTCGGCCCGTTCCATGCCCTCGAATCTGGCACCCGCAACCCAGGTTGCAACCAATATGCTGATTGCAAATCCTACAGATATAGCGGGCAGCGAGCTTGACTTAGAGACAGGGCTAGACATTACTGGTCAGCTAACAGCCCCTTCATCCTTCGTGTCCGACCTATCACACTGCGATCAAGGCTTGGTGGGCCAAAGCCTGGTATCGGTATAAGCGAGGGTCCAGCCTGCAACTGATTATCCATAGGTATTAACTGAGGACCGCCGTACATACCTTTGGGATTCATAGCGAGCAGTCCGCTTAACACATCAAGATCCTGACGACCTTTAATATTTTCAGGAAGCGCATAGGGGACACCTTCAAATCCATCGTTTTCGGGAGCCTCAGTAAACGCGGTTATAGCCGACACTTCCTCGTCAGGAGACCATGCGCGAATAAAGTCTGCTTCTGTTGCTCTGCGCCCCACAAGGTCTGTACGCTCGGGATTTAATTCTTGTACGGCCATTGCAAGGGCTTCGCGATCACCAAAGTGTACTGCATCAATAACGCTACGCTTTACATGGCCGTAGTTGTACGCAAGAGATGTTAAGACAGCCAGCGTGTTTGGGTCGAGTGAGTCAAAGGTTTCTTCGCCAATCGCTCTTTTAACCTTTGGTATAAACTCTGTTGTCAGTCGTCTGTCAAGATCTCTTTCGGCAGCGTCTCTTGGATACTCCATCTCTTCTGTAACTTTACGAATCGTGCCGTCTTCGTCAGTGATTGTGTCACTGCCATAGCCAGCCCTCCATTCGTTCACATCATAGTGTGGGGTATCGGTAAACCCTTCTCGGCTAATAATAAATTCTCTGACTGTCTGATACCTAGGATCGTTTAGATATCGCTCGTCTGAGCCTAGTGAATCGCTTTCGGGATTAGGGAATAGAAGGGCCATAATGAGTATTAGGTAAAACCTGTTAATTATTTGCCTGTTTTAACTCTAAGCGTCCGTAGATGCTTTCGCGCCATTGCCAGTGTCTTGTGCGTTTTTAGTGTGCGCCAAATTCCATTACTAAGCTGCACTTGCACAGACTTACCTTTCAGGCGATACGGCATCTACATACTTCCCGTTTTTTTTACAGACGACAATTTCGTTGCCATACCAACAGTTGCTCATGCTGGCTGAACAGGCAAGGGCTATCAGTAGGATAAGAACTCCTGCTGCCAACCTTAGCATTAAACTTCTACGTCACCGTAACGACTAGTTCCTGCCCTGGTTGGCCGTTTAGTCATTCCTAGCATACGACGAAGCCTTCTTCTTTCTGGTCTAGTAACGGCTGCACCTAACTCTGCACGTTCTATTGCTCGTCTTTCTTGGTCGCTAACCTGAGCACCAAGAGCCTCGCGGGCCGCAGCTATACCAGCGGGTGTGTATGGAAACTTTTTTCCACCGATGTTCGGCATCCTCTTGTCCTCGCTATGGGTACAGATATCTGATTAAGTATACCACAACAACTGAAGCCAAGCGAATGAACCGTCGACGACACAACTGGCACAACTGTCACAGCACTTTTAGTAAGGATCTCTCCCGCGAGGATTATAGGGGCACCGTAGTAAAACACGTGTGCCACCTGTGCCACCTACCGAAAACACTGGACTTATGAATATATAATCCCCACCCTGTCCATCCTGTCCATCCAAAAAACCAAAGCCTCTCCATACACAGAAATAGAAAAAGTTTAGTAAAACGGGTGGACACCTTGGACACCTACCAAAAAAAGTGTCTAGAGCATGACTCGTGACACGTGTCATGTGTCATGGGCTACGCACCTGTTTTTGATCCGACCAACACAACAACTATGGAGACGGCGAGACTCGAACTCGCGTCCACCCCAAGCTCAACGCCTATGAGGTGTCGAAACCTATCTCGTCCCCGATTGACTTGCTATCGCCAGCAGAACCTTTGGGTCAGATCTCGCAGTCTTGTACGGATCTATCCCAAACGTAACAAACTGCGTGACCCCAGGACACAGACAGTCATCAACATGACAGTCATGGAACGTGCACCACATCCGCTCGCACAGGTCGCACTCAATCCACAGAGGAGTGCTTTCAGGATAGTCCAAACTGTCTAGCCTATAATCTTTCTTTTTGTTTTAACTGTTTACTTTGTTTCCTCTAGTTTTCCAAGCCCCTCTTCCAAACTAGAAAATAATACAGAAAAAACTCGTTGCCTTATAAGGACTTAGGGGGTGTAGGGGGGTCTTCCATACCCCCCTTCCACTGGAAACTAAATGGGCACCCCTTCAATCTCTTCCTCGACAACAGATGTACCCAACAACTTGTTGGTTTGCCAGGGCAGTAGCTTGATGCCACGCTCAGTAAAATACGCCATTACCGACTCAGGTGTCATATCACCAGAACGCTCCAAAGCATCGGCAGATTCACGCATCAGCTTCCAGTCTAATCCCGAAAGAAACTTTAGACGGGATCGCAATCTTTTAACCAGTTCCATATTGCTCATAGTGTCTCCTTGTTAAGCAAACGATACCACACGGGCCGCATACGTCAAGCGAAATATTGAGGACATTGGTGTGTGTCAACCGACAATTACTCCTCCCCCTACTTTTACAAGAGGGGGGGGTCAAATCGGCTTGGTCTGTCTTGGGCATTGCATGGGGCTTCGCTAGTCAGTCTCTCGCCCTCCACGCGCCTCTCTAAGCTCTCTCGTGAATCGATTCGATGCCTAACAGCTTCGAGCAATTCGAGACGCTTAAAGCTTGGTTTTGCGGTTTCGGTTCTTGCACCCCACGAACTCGAACCACCCCCATGCCTCTTCCCCCATGACTCGGGAAAGTAGCGAACCTCCTTGTGTATTCGGTTCTTATGCGCGTTGGGGGTTCACCCGATGAGGGAACCCCCGCATCTCTCCGAGATTCTCCGAGATTCTCCGCATCTCCTTCCCTCTCCTTCCCTTCCCTTGTCCCTAAAATTTTTCTCGAGTTCTCCCTTGTCCTATATCGGATAGGCTGATAAGTTTTAGTATCAATCCTATAAAGGAGACTACGCCAAGGTGCAGCTACGACAAGCACACCGAAACCTCAACGCCAAAGATCAGAACTCCCTTTGGTCTTACTACCCGAAAGGAGCCAGGAGGGTAGCCCACACGGGACAGCTCACCGCGTACGGTGTAAGCTTCAAACAGCCTAGTGGGAAAGCTTTCCAACAGACTCTAGCGGGCGGGCATCGCGCAGTCTTCGCATGGATTAGAGCCGAGAGCTTCACGCTCGCACCTTCCGCGATTCCTAGCAATTGGGAAGAACTCCGCTTCAACCCGAAGCGCGGACATCAGTACTTCCAAGATTCAGCGGGACGGAGAATTGACTCCGCTTCTGCCGTAATGCTTGCCAACAATGGCAGAGCATACTTCCAACGATAAGGAACCAAGACCATGACAAGTAGAGAACAGTTACAAGCCAACGTGATACATTGGGCAAACGTGCTTGAGGGAAATCAAGACGAAATCCGAGACCTATACCCACCTGAAGAGATGGACGCACTAACGTGCTCAGAATATGTGACCGAACATATTCTAGACGTTGAATATACGGTCAGTCGTTCAGGTGAAGTCTTAGGTGCTTCTTACCTGATGGCATTTGGAGGTCCAACGGTTCGGATCGACACACGGCATAATACCGTCATAGGCACTTGGGGGCACGACAGATACGAAATTCCCTACACTGACAACATTGACCTGCACGGCCTTGAGGAAAGTTTCGCCGAATCCTTCAACACTTCGGGACGATAGAGCATAGGCGGGTGCAAATCCCGCCGTCCCATTCTTTCACTGGACACCTAAACCAAAGGAGAAGAAAGAGCATGAACCGATCGGAAAAAGGAGATAGTAGACAGATGAAAAAGCGAAGCCTATTCGAGAACGTACCGAACAACGAAAGAGGCGCGGAGTTTCTCGCGATGCTCAAGGAGTTCGCTCCAGAACTAAAGTTCAAGAGGCGCGGAAGAGGCCCGAGAAAGAACGGGACCCAATGGCGAGATCTTCCCATATCTGAGGCTGAACGGTTTTCAATCTATCCGACGAACCTAGATGACGTTATTGCGCGGGATGCCTTCCCTTCAGGCAACGAACTTGTGGCGTATTGGAAGGGACGCGCTGAACGAGCCGAGTCTAGGTTTGACATGAGCCGCTACGACTGGCGCACGAAAGCAATGGAGGCCACAAACAAGCTTACCAAAATCCAAAGGATTCTTGGGTAGGCAGTGCAGTCGGGGTAATAGCATCGGGCGGGTGCAATTCCCGCCACCCCATTGCGGGCTACGAACCCGCAGACGTGAACTTTCAACAGGCAACAGGCAACAGGCAACAGGCAACAGGCAACAGGCAACAGGCAACAGGAGACAAAACGCCATGCTAGTAACAATGGACAAAGACCAACTTTCCACGTTGGCACAATCGCTACCGTTCAATACTTGGGAGCTTCAGCTAGAGCAGAGACATAGAAAGTCTTCTCTGTTTCTGACTGATCATCCAGACGAGCACTGGATTGACATTCTCTTGAAAGATTTTGAAGAAGGAAACGCGGAATACATTCTTGAGCGGATCCGCGAAATCGATCCATCAGGTCTATTCATTATCGAAAACATTCGGGACGAATACTGGCAAGAAAGCCGAGACGGTTACTTCGATTCGTTCTATCCGAACGGCGACCGCTTCGATCAAACCCTAGCACACTTCAATGTGCTAATTCGTGATGACCATGTAGGAGATGAGTTTTCAGAGTTTATCACGAAATTCGAGACGGTTGAAAAAGCTTTAATCAAAATGTTCGATGAGCCCGACACATTGTTTGAGGAACAACTCTTAGAGACTGCTAGGATTATAGCAGACGAAACTATGGGAATGGAGAAAGAAAACATTCTCAACACCTCATACGACTATCACCTTTTCGCTAGGGAATACTAGAATTGACGGGACGAATGGCTGTAGTTGCGGGTTCGATTCCTGCCGTCCCATTTGCGTTTAAGCTGATTTTCACCCTACCTAAACCCCTCGGAACACTTCCGAAGTGTCTTAGACGCGATCCTGGAGCTTCGTTTTTTTGAGATTCCTAGGAAATTGCACGAAAACACTACGAAACCTGAAATCCAGGAGATTACGCCATGACCGCAGCTGAGAAGAACGAAAAGGCTTGGGAAGCTAAAATCGCGGAAGCATTGGTAGGCAGAACGATTACCGCCGTCGAATACCTGAGTTTGTCGGAAGCTGATGAAGCTTACTGGCACCAACGTCCAATATCGATTCAGCTAGATAACAAAATCTGGCTGACACCAACGTCCGACGATGAAGGTAACGATGGTGGTGCAATCCACACGAACATGAAAAACCTATCCATTATTCCCGTAATGGGAGTTTGAGTATGAACCGAACGAAGAGAAAATCGGTTCTTATTGCTTGCGAGTACAGCGGTAGGGTTCGAGATGCCATGCAACGAGTTCGTCCCGATTTAAACGTCATATCATGTGACATTTTGCCGAGTGAAGGCGACGTATACGGCAAGCATATCCAAGGTGATTTGCTAGACGTTCTTGGATCGCGAGAATGGGAAGCCATTATCGGATTTCCTCCATGCACTCATCTAGCTGTCAGTGGTGCACGGTACTTCGCAGATAAACGGAAAGACGGTAGGCAACGGCAAGCTATTGAGTTTGTGAAGGCTATTTGGGATAGTGCCGACAAGGTAGCAATCGAAAACCCCGTTGGGATCCTGAACAGTTACGAACAATGGCCTGAATTGCGCGGGATCGGATTGGATTTACCGCGACCTCAGTACATACAGCCATGGCAGTTTGGACAAGGCACCCAAAAGAAAACTGGACTATGGATTAAGGGTTTCCCGCCGTTGGTGCCCACTGACATTGTGGAAGGCAGAAGGCAAGAAGTCTGGCTAATGGGACCAAGCGCGGATAGAGCAAAAAAGCGAAGTATCACACCACAAGGCATCGCTGACGCGATGGCCGTACAATGGGGAGATTTGATATGACGACTACAGATAACGTCACCTTGCTTGCGTTCGCTTACGCTGTCGCCATGACATTCCTGGTCGCGGTAGCAATCGCTGAGTTCCTGATGGACTCGAGCCGAAACCGAGCGCGAAAGAAAGCCCGCGCCAAGTGGAGAAAACAGGCAGAATCCCGACGCAAAACGCGCCAGGCGGGGCGGACAGGCAGGTAGTTCGCTATCATATAGGTAGTTGATATCGGACAATATCGTGTTAAATTCCTACCCTAACAGGAGACATTGTGTCAGAAATCGATACCCAAGAATGGGCAAGAACCGAACTCAGGCAACGAATTGCCGATAGCGGATTGTCTATTGAGAAATGGTCGAAAACCCGAATCGTCAGGCATCCATCGTCCGTATACCGTTACTTATCTGGCGGTAAGATCCCAGATATCGTCTGCGAATATCTTTTAGGTTCGTGGAGGTTCCTCGAGGATACTGCCGATGAGTAAGGAACAACGCGACCTGCTGATGAAGGCAATCATTCAATACGGCATCTGGACCTATCGCTTGGGTCAAAGCGATCCGAACGACGGCAGGTCATACGAAAATTCGATGCGGATGCGCTCAAAATACTTTGAGCAGATATCCGATTACCTTGATTCTGCGGTCGATCTCGACGATGAGTGACGACCAGGAGAAGCTAATTCGAGATCTCAGCCACCTAGGGCGCGTTCTGTCCGAGCGCGTCCATGACTTGGAAGATCAACTAGAGCAGTGCAAAAGAGTTTTTGAAGCCCTTCAACGCCGAGTACGCCAGGAGACAAAACGCCATGACTGACGACGACATCAAGAAGCTATCCCGCAACGACGATTATCAGCTTCGCGTGATGAACGAATTGTTCGGGGTGCTCCAACGCGACTGGGAAAAGTTTGCGCGGGAATCGACCATTGAGTACGAAGTAGATAAGAAAGAAAGTGAGGACTCCGATGCCCGCTAAGAATTGGGGTTTAGAGATCTGGCAGGAACTCTCTGCCATAGACGTGTCGGAATACGCTCAACGTAAGGGCGGTAGTGGCGGGTTCAATCCGCTCTACATCCCATGGTCGGTCGTTCATCATATCCTTATGCAGAAGTATGCAGGACACTACGACCGTGAAGACCACCCATTAGAAATCCTGCCTGACGGTACGGGTCTGGTTTCCGTTACCGTCACAATTCGTGGCGTATCGCAGACGGCCAAGCTTGCGGTCATGGATCACCGCTTCAAAGCAGTGAAGTGCGATGCTCGAAATACCCAAGACGCATATCAACGTGCGTTCGTAAAAGCGTCAGGTCTTCATGGCTTAGGTCTTCAGCTATGGATTACAGGCAAGGCAGAAGTCTTCGATCTGCCTACGAACGGAGAAGACCTTTATAACGAAGCACGGGCCGAGCTTGAGGCCGTCATCAAGCAGGTAGAAGGCGACAACGCCTCAGAGATCGACGCGGACCTTCTAGCGTCTGCGAAAGCTCTCTTGGACGATATGGACAAGCCGACCGCCCGTATCGTTAAGGCATCCGAGTTCATTCAATCCCAACTTTAACCGAGAACGAACATGAGTGAAGTAATTTTTCCAGAAGGTATCTTTGTGAAAGAACCCCACGAAAAGGCTCCAGATTTCGTTAAGGGTAGGCTTTCGATCAAGAAGTCTGCTTTGCTGGCATGGCTTGAGGGACGCGACGAATGGACAAACCTGGACATTAAGAGATCCAAAGGAAACAAGCTCTACCTGCAAGTCGATACTTGGGTTAAGCCACCTGTTGCCGAGGGTAGCGATAGTCAGGGGGGCGACGGCGATGGACTCCCATTCTAAGCTGTCGCGTTTAGTGGGTTCGGTTTTTCCTGCACTGAAATCAGAACTATCGTCTATCCAGGACGATATTAGATCGGCAGAGAATAAGATCAAGCGCATCCCAAGACAGCTTGTCCATGAGGAGCTTGGTGTATCGCTGATCCAGTGCGGAGAGCATCTGTCCGAAGCTCACAATTCGGTCGTCAAATCTTTGAAGGCTGTTCATCAGCAATTCCCTCACTGATGGCAAAGAAGTATCTGCCTACCGAGAAAGAGGTTGAGCGCGGGATTATCGAACTGCTAAGGACTTTGGGTTTTTCAGTTTACAAGACTTCACAGCCGAGGGTTCCCTTAGTGACGAGTGGTATCCCAGACCTTTTGGTGTTCGGCCCTGTCAGCGATCCGCAATTTTTTTTCGTTGAGGTTAAGACAGAACGCAAAGGTTCGGCCCTACGTCCATCACAGCTTGAGTTCCAAGCTGAATGTCAACGAGCAGGAATCGACTACTTCGTCTGGCGTAGTTCTGACGAAGACTGTTGGGGTTGGCTCGTCGAGAATGGGTATGTGGTTGAACAGTGAGGGGGTTCATTCTGTTGGCGCGAGCGATCCAGGAGAACTCTGTCTGGCATCGAGATCCCGACCATTTGAAGCTTTTCTTATACCTGCTGATGAACGCCAACTATCGTAAGGATAAGGTCTATGAACTGCGCGATTTTAAAGGCAACATCGTATCGGTAGGTTACGGGCAATACCTATGTAGCTACTCACGGATATCAGACGATTGCCAATATTCAGCAGGTAACAAGTTGGTGCGTTGGGGTCCGTCCAAAGTTATGCGTATGCTGAAGGCTCTCGAAGAGGATGGTAGAATAAAGGTTGTCGGAAGGTCACAGCTTGGAAGTCTTGTGGAAGTCGTTAATTACCAAGTATATCAAGACGTTTCGACCTATTCACATAAGGAGCTTGGAAGACCTGCGAAAGACCAGAGGAAACAAAGTAAACAGTTAAATACAGTTAAAGCAGAAGTTAAGGAACTCTGGTCGGTTTACCTGGACGAACTAGGTGGCAAAGGGAAGCAACCCTCACTGACAGCCAAAAGAAGGCAAGTGCTGAGTCTTCTTTATGAGGAACAGTTAGAGGGTACAGAAGACTACCGAGAGAGTTTCAGGAGCATCCTCAAGGCTGTTAAGGACAACGAGTTTTTTAAGAAGCGCGAATACCAGATGCCTGAGTCTCTGTTCAGGAACGAAGAACGCCGAGAGCGTTGGATGATGAAGGGATCAGAAAAAAGACACCAGCCAAAGGCTCACGGTGTGAGCCGCAATCAATGGAGCGTTGAAGCATGAAAGCAGAAGATTACCACGCCAGGCCAGAGCTATCGAATAGCATGATGAGCAGGTTGCTCAAAAGTCCTGCACACCTGCGGCACTACCTGGATAACCCGCATGAACCTACTGCGGCGATGATTCTAGGCACTTACGCCCACACCGCCTTGCTAGAGCCGTCCGAGTGGGCTGGTTACGTCAGAGGCGTAGAGGGCGACAGGAGGACAAAAGCTGTCAAAGCGGCCCATCAAGAAATGCTTGAACAATACCCGCCAGAACGCATCATAAAGCATGAAACTTATGACCAGATTTCTGCTATGGTCGAAAGCGTACTCGCGAACCCTAGTGCGGCTACGTTGATAAAGTCGGCGTCCGAGGGTCAGGAAGGAGGATACATAGAGGAATCGGTATTCTACACCTGTGCGTTAGACGGTGACACCAACAACATGGTGTCCTGTAAGGCACGAATTGATGTTGTTCCTGGGATTAAGTCGATGTACAACGACTGTCTGGTGGACTTCAAGACCACAACAGACGCTTCACCAGATGCGTTTGGTCGGTCTGTTATTTCTTACGGATACCACCGACAGGCGGCACATTACTTTAATTGCTGGAACGCATCTCATCCCGAGGACACGAGGGACAAGTTCGTAATCATAGCTTGTGAAAAAACGCCGCCTTACGCTTGTGGTGTTTACGAGCTTTCGACGGACTTGGTGCAATTAGGGGCCTATGAAGTGCTACGGCTTATGGAACGGTATGCGGAATGTATCGACACGGATACTTGGGATGCCTACGGAAATACGATCCACACGCTAGAGCTTCCCGCGTGGGCTACACCGCAAATCGGATGAAGCAGAACATACTCGCACCTGAGTTCTTGGATCATTTCCATAAAAAGGTTCACGAACCGATCACGGCCATTCCTACTAATCTGCCTACTCTTAATTCGATTAGTCGCGGTCCTGGCGGGGGCATTGGGATCAAAGGCTTTATCTGTGTCAGTGGCAACCCTGCAAGCGGGAAGTCGGCTCTGGCGTTGGGGTTTGCGTCTGCCGCCTTGAATTACGGCATCGATGGCGGGGTCGCCATGATCAATCTGGAAATGTCTGCGGAAGCTACCGCTACGAGGATGTATGCGTTGCATACGAATACTCGTATTGCGGCGTTAGAGCAGGGCAACTTCGATGATTCCGCTTTCGAGCAAGCACGAAGGTCGATGGAAGGCTCACAGCCTCTATGGGTTCCTGAAGGATTGCTGACCAGCTACGACGATTGTTTACGCTATATGAATGATTGTCTGGTGGCGGGTTGCCGTTACTACATATTGGACTACTTACAGCTTATTTCAAGCGGCAACGAATCGGAGATATATGCCAACACCCAGAGAGTCGTAACGTCTTTGAGGGCGTGGGGTGTGCAGAATGACGCTACGATTATTTGCCTGTCTCAGTTTAACAGAACGACCAGTTCAAACTACGAGCAAAGCCCACGAATGACGGGGTTGTTCGGCGGTATGATACTAGAGGCTTCATGCGACTTGATCGCCTTACTGGATCACAGTCGTTACGAACGTGACCAGAACACAGCTCGAACATGGCTAATTATCGCCAAGAACCGCCACGGACCTACTCTAGAGATTCCGATTGAGTGGGACTACCGAACACTGTCGGTTCGTGAAGGTGATCCGCATGAGGAGCACCTATGGCCCGAGTAAAGGGAGGTATGTGGCCGACATGACCAGCTATTCAAATTGGGAATACACAGCCGCACGTGGTTGCGGTAGGTACTCAGCACTAGGAATTAACAAGCACGAAGGGCAGAGGGGGAAGGTGTCTTGGTATGGCTCGCACCCGACGATTGAAGAGGTTGTCGCATACGTTGAGAAGCGAGGCAGAAAACATTGCGATTTGCTGATATACGATAATACTCAGTCACCGATAAAGCTCGTAAAGATTATTGAAGACTTCAACTTAGACAAAACAAAGATATGGGCTGATGATGGAAGATATTTGAGGGATGAGGAGCACCTATGGCCCGAGTAGAATCTGTGTTGCGTCTGTTGCGTCTGTTGCAGGTTATGGACCTGAGAAAAGGCGTATCAGATAGGGTTGCTACCAACCTGGAACGTGCGATAGAGGCAGCTATAAAAGAGGTTGAATCACCATATCGATTGCCTGACGATGACCCGCTCAGGTTTGACAAAAACGGTAACAGGCTATCAAGAGAAGCATTGGACGACAAACTAGAGGACATCATATCATCATGGACCGAACCACGGGGTAGAGGAAATGCCAGGAAGACCAATCATTACGGCGGCTCACAACGCACTGACAAAGCTTGGTGAGCCAGAGATTTTTGAGGCGTATGTGGAGATACGCAACGTCCGCAAGATGCTGAAATCACTGGAACCTAAGATCGGTCATGTCAGCGTCGGTGTGTTCTACCAGTGGCTACACAAGGACAAGAGCGGAGGGCGGTGGGGCCGATGGCAACAGAACAAAAAGATCATCGGGTCTAGCTTGGTCGAAGAAGGATTGAACATTGTTGACGAAGCTGACGACGGATCTGTGCAAGCCGCCAGGCTGAAGGCTGAACAGCGTCGATGGATGGCCGAGCGTTACAACCGCACAGAGTACGGCAAGCAGGACGCAACCGTAAACGTAGTGTCTATCGGTAGCGATTTCCTAGACGCTCTAAAGAGAGTTGAGGGTGAAAGCTCAAAGGAATTACCTGAAGCAGATTATGAAATCATTGACGAAACGCCAACAGAACCACAAGGAGACATAGACAATGAAGACAGGTAAGGGTAAGTGGACAGGCAGGTGGAGTCCGTACAGGGTTATTTACGACATTCGTGGTACGGGTGGGGCTGGGTATAACCAGGTCCAGCTTTCTCAGTGCCATTGGCAGTTTGGTAGCGGAGTAGATGCGTGGGCAATTACTCGACCGCCCGTTATCGTTGAAGGTGAAGTAGTCGAAGAAGAAAAGGTCGTCTTCATAGCGGCTGACGAAATGGACAGACTGTGCGCTGTGTGGCAAAAGATTTCGGGTGATTTTTCACCTGCCGAGGTGTGAGTTATGTGGACAAGTCTTTAGGTCAAACTGCTCAAGACGAGTTTGCAAAACTTCTGCTTGATCCCGTAGAGGCTTCTGAGCATGAAGACATCTACTACCACTGGGACATCAGGGGAGTTTTTCCTGATCTGTCTGGTGAGCGGTTGCGGTTTGACGTAAAGGAACTGAAACCGTGGAGCCGAGAAAAAAGAGTCTTTCCGATTGAGCTACAGAATGTTTCTGGTTCTACGGGGTGGCTTTATGGAAAAGCAGACTGCATCGCCTATATGCACCCAACGAGCTTTACCGTGGTTTGGCGGCACAACCTGGTCGCGTTAGTTGAGATGATGATGAAGACTGATGGCGTGAGCCTGAAAAAATATGTGACCGAAAAAAGCCGATGGGTGCCGCTTGGTGATGGACCACCAGAGAAACAAATCTATCGACGACTGAAATGGGATCGCGATGATCGGGTCATAATGCTCCATGCGGACGATATGTGGAGCATTTCATCGGCCAGACCACCCAAAAGAGCTAGTCCGCTAATTTTGTCTGAAATCAACCAAAAACGGCTTGCGAGGTTGCGTTCTAAGGACTCTTGACGCGGTTACGAGTGTAGTCAGTAGGCTAAACTGCTAATCTTCCTTAGATCGCCTCTCAGCACGGTTAGCGACGATATCACATAAAACGTGCCATACATAGCTGGCCCGAGGCTGACCGAGGCCAGATAGATACTCTTCGATGATATCATCTGGCGATTTTCCGATCCAACGAAACTTGTTTTGCTTTAGTTTTTTGAAATGGTTTGGATATTCTTTGGCAAGGTCGCCTACGGGTTTACCACGGGCCGTGTTTCTTTTCTGACAGATCAGATACGCTTCAACAGCTTGTTCGAGAACTCGTTCAAGTTCATTCGGTTCCTTCATCCTGGGTTTCCTTCGGAGGAAGAAGTCGATACGCTGCTCTCATGTACGATCTACCATCTATACCTGCTATGCGTTTTTGGGTTGCTTCTAGCCGACCAGCGTTCCAGAGCACCCGAAGTTTTTTTCGCACAGTAGGATTACTCAAACCTATTGCGTCACTCAGTTCTGTCGTTGTAAACGAATCCTGATCGCCCTCATGCGTCCGTATTGCCAGAATCTCTTTGATAATGTCTTCTTCGGTCATGCTCATTTCTCGCCTTGGATCGGTGTCGTGCGAGACACGTTAGACAACAATGGTTTTACTTCGACGCTACCGTCGTCATCAATAATAAGAACCAGTATCCCAATGCTTGCCATGTTTTCGGCGGCGATTCTATGGACCCATTCAGTCGCAAGCTGAAACGCGGGACACGCAATCATGCGAGTGACACCACGATGATCGTACCCACTGTCCATGTACTGATGATTATGTGATCGGATACCGATATCTGGTGGACGCTTTTCGTCCCACGCTTTTTGGAGATTCCCTCTTTTCATCTCCTGCCACATATCAAGTGCGTTTTCAGCCCAGACATCAAATGCGTATAACGACGAGTATGAACGCCTGGTGTTCGCTCGCTGACCCATACGACCATGATGAGCGATATCCAACCGCACACTGCCGATATCTAACCTGCGTCGATAGCTCGAATACATACCTGTGTCAGGATCTTGCTCTACGGGCCAGCCTTGGCCGTGCAACGCTCTCGCTATGCCCTCTTCTGATTCTGCTGACCGACCGACATGAGAAGGTGTCCCCCGAACTACATGGACCTGTTTCGGTTTAAGAGCTAACGGAACAGCAAGAGACTCCATCGCTGTTCGTATATGGATTCCTGTAAGTGGGCTGGCGATCTGGGGAGTCCTGTGGTGATCGCCATCAATCATGTCCCCATTCAAGACAAGGTGTAGCGTTTTCTTCCTGGATAAAGCCTTAACTGTTTGCCAGTGCTGTTTCCATTCGCTCCATAACCATTTCTGAGCGTCGGACGCTTCGTACCAACCACCATCGTCTAACTCAATGCCCGTGTCGGGACACAACCCAATAGTCGATCCGCAGTGCAGATCACTAGCAACCGCTACGACTGTAGACACTACCTACCCCATATGACATAACCCGCAGCTAACCCCGTAGCTGCAAACCACCAATCGACTTTTAAGCGTAGACCCAGGGATGGATTCATCGCTTTGTCTAAGGCTTCTAGTTGCCGTCGTTGGATTATGTCCTTGAACTTATGTGCCGTGAGTTCTTGTCGCATGGTCAAAATAAGCTCTTGAGCTTGGTCAGCCCTTAGCCGTTCGGCGGCGGTAAGAGTTTGTTCTTCGATAACCAGGGAGTCTAGTACAGCAATCTGCGTTTCGTAGCTTTCTACGATTTCGTCTAGCTTAACAACTTGAATCGAATCTAGAGACTCTCTCAAGCTGGCTGTAATAGCTTCAGAACGCATTTGTGCCTGACGGCTACGCTCTCTAAGCCTGGCAACCTCAATCTGGTTCTGGGTCCGTATTTCTACGATAGCTGAATCTGAACGCTCTAACTCTATCTCAAGCGAGTCTGTTCTTTCAGAAATAGAATCAATAACAACTTGTTGTTCTTCTACCCTAATTGCTGTGTCTTCTGCGATACCACGCCAGTATGCCGATTCAGTTAACTGATTGATTAACCCGAATACTAACAAAGATGCAGGAACAGCTACCCATACCCACGAAGGTATTTTTACCATCGAGCAGGTGAGGGCCTACCTATCATGCCCCGAATGTCTATATGAGTAAAAGTAGAGTATCGCCCTATGCCAAATAAATGGCTTTTGGGGTGTCTTTCGAGTACGTCGGCTACCTGGTCAGGTGTATAGCCAACCTTAACTACATCTGCTGCACCACAAGTTATGTGCATCGAAGTAATTACCCCTCCTATCGCCTTATTGTAGTCAGGATCTCTGTACCAAGAATTAACTAACACAGGAGCCGTAACTTCTTCTTTACGAAGCCACGATAGAATATCTATCAGCTTTATAGCTGTTTCAAGTTGTTTTAATGAGGGAGCCTGGAGCGTAGCGTCTCCAGATTTACGTCCGATGTCGCAGATTTCGAGAGGCGTAAAGTTTGTGATGCCTAGTTCGCGGAGTTTGATTCCGCAAACTTCGACCCAATCATCTTTCGTCATTCTCTCTGAACCTTGGATTGTTGTCCAAGAGATCAGGTCTGCGAGGCTGACGCACTGAGTCGCCTATACCCTTTGCAATCGCACCTATTTGTGGACCAAAGTATTGGGCTATGCGTGGCCCTGCCGTCCAACCCAACAATCCCGTAAAGATTGTGCCTAGTAAAGCGTATGCCGCGTTAGGAACATTAGCCCATAGCAACGCATCTGCGACAATAATAAAACCCGTAAACGCCAAGCAGACGGCAAGAAAAGTTCTGGCTGCGGAAAGTTTTCCTTTCTCGTCAGCTAAAAGTTGTTTTAGAATGGGTCGATTGCTCCAAGAAGACCGCTTTCTCCACTAGCGAAAGCACCTCTAGCTAATCCAAATATTGCCGCCACTCTCATAAAGTTATAGAGGTTTCTGTGCTTAACATTAAACGGCGTTGCTTCTTCAATAATTGTTAATGCTTGCTTGAACTTTCTGTCACCTAAGCGACCTTCTTCAAAGAACTGTCTTAACCACCCTCTGCCCTCGCCCCTTGTCAAATTATACAGTTTTGCAATTCCCGCTTTTTCTCCACCTTCTTTAAAACTTCCCTCTAGTTCTTTTGAAAAGCGGTCCCAAATACCATCAAGGAATCTAGCATCAACTTCTTTTAACCTGACTGCTCTTTGCTCTGCTGTAAGATTTTTAAATCTAGGATCTTGCCTAAGTTGCTTCCTAGCCATTCGTAACCCTTGAGTACTAAAAGGGTCGTTTCCTTTAAACAAATTGGACATTGGCAAAGGAGAGTTTATTTGCTCAAAATCAATACCAGCACCAGCATTGTAAGCTTGTCTTAATTGATTTGAGCGAGAGTAATTAGTTCGTAGCGCAACACCTTTTTCTCCATACAAATTGTCTACTAGTTGCGTAAAGGTGTTTTTTGTGCGGGTGTCACCAAGCCCTTGCCCTTCAAGCCGCGTGATGTTTTTACGCAACTGATCAACATCTTTAAAAGAAAGGTTTTTGACTTGATTAGGGTTAAAACTTGTTTCATTTCTAAAAGTTTGCTCTATCCCGAATCTGATGTCATCTGCGTCTTGTGGAAGTGCTTTTTGAGTCCTTGTTATTCCTTCTTCTAATGACTCTCTAATGTTTCTAACTGCTTGCACTAACTGTGGATCGTTTTTCCAATCGTCGCCCAAAACTTTTGATAGCTGGCTATCTGTGCCGATCCCAGACTTTGATTGGTTGTCGCCAAACATATTTCTTCTTAACCACTCAACAAGTTTGACATTATTACTACCGCCTTGCGTTAAACCGTCCGCATCTTCCCAACCTAAACGATGGCTTGCTCCAAAGTCGTCATAATTTTTTTCTGCCGCTTTAAATCCACCTTGTGCTTGATCAAATGCTTGTTCCCTTCTTCTTCCAACATTTGCTAGTTGAGTATCAGCACTATCAAGCAACCCTCGCGGACTTCTTCTTTCAATCCTAGCTGGGCCAAAACTCGCGTCCCTAGGTCTAAGCCTTTCGATTCCTTCTTGCACAGTCTGGCGAATATCGCCGCCACGCGCCCCGCGAGTGCGTAATGCGCCACCAACCAACGGTACAAACGGCAACGCACCACCT